TCCAAGCTTCTCCTGGATTTATATCATTAGGGGATATTCTTTCTTGGAACTCGGCATCTGCCCATTCTTTTGAATGAGAGAATATGAATAACCATACTGGGTCTCCAAGTGAAGTTAAGCAATATTGTTGGCAAATGAGTTCTTTAGTAATAAAATTCTCATTACCTTCAATGACTTTATTTTGATAGGTCTTTGGTTTTACAAGTTGACCATAACTGTTGAGTTCTCTACCCATTTCGGACATTAACTCAAAACTGTTAGAATATATCCTCATATTATATAAATATTTAACTGTATGACATTGTAGAATTAACCCAGGTCATATGCCAGTAGCGAAATACAAAACTATCAAAATCCTCTACCTCTTTCATTAACAAGGGTATATCTGGTTCTGCACCGTTCTTTTTAATCTCTAAAACTTGGTAATAAAATTTGTTTACTAATCCTATCCGCTTCTGATTTAAAAATTCCCTAGCTTCCATTGTTGTTCTTTTGTTTTAAAAGTTTCTTCTTATAGGCTTTACGTTGAGAGTAAGAGATTACATTCTCCGGGTATTCTATATCCTCATACTCGAGAAGTAATTCTTTTGCTTTCATTGATTTATATGTTTCCTCATATAAATCTGGTCGAAGCACTTTAAAACTTCTAAAGAATACCTTGAATGAAGAGAATTCCTTCTCTGTGCCCTTTTGGAATTTTTTCCATATCTCTTTTATCCTCTTATTCCATGAATTCTCCTCTGCTCCTTTAAGTACCTTCTTCAAAGGTTTATGGGTATGATACATTAGAAGTGTCTCCACATTTCCGTACATTTGAGTCGCGAATAGGTTGATTTGTACTGACTGATCCGGACCATATACGTACTCTGACATTCGTTGAATTAATAGGAAATCGAATATTAACCTCTTGGTAATCTCCGAAGCCCGAACTACCATTGTAATAACTGGGATGTCCTCCCCGAATCGTTTTGAAAAAGTCGCAGCTATTAGACATTGTTTACCGTTATCATGATGATTGTTAAACATATAAGTTATATTGTAATTCTGATTGTACTTATTTCTCAGTACTCTCAGTTTACTACGCAACAAGTCAAGCTTATTAAAATCTATGTAGTTATTCAATAAGCTAGTCCACTTAGTTTCTTTGTAATTGAAACATCTCCCATAATCAAATTCTGGGTCTACCCAGGCCTTGCGTATCTTTATGAATACATTATACACTACTGCTACCCCACTATTGGCAATAGCCCCCTTTGCAAATAAAGCAGGCTCTAATCTTAGGAATCCCTCATTGAGTTTTTCCCATGCCTCTTGTGAAGTAGCAAATTCTAACGAATGGAGGGACTCCTCCGGATTAAGTTGAAGTCCCTCTAATTTATGGTTCCATCCTGACATGCTAGTAATTAGTATTTTGCCTCCATAAATTGAGACGTTGTTTTTTAAAGAATAAACTAAATAATCCGCAAGGAGTAAACCCATTCATGGCTAAGAATCCCATATAGAGATAGAAAGCTTTTACTAATGATTCCTGAAAATCTATTTCTTTGGTCATCACTTGAGTTTGTTTCCAGGGTCTACATTTAAGGAAGTTCCTTGCTTTATTGAGTTCATATATTACTTCCCATAAATATAGCTTCTCGTTTTCATGAGATATCTCGCTCATTTCATGAAAACCTGGGGTATAAGAAACTATCTTATCATACTCTGCTCTATCCTCTCTTGCCCAATCGGTTGAACTTAATATAGGATATTTCCTTACACTTCGATGATCTGGGTACTTGATGAGTAAGTCTTTGACTCCAATTGCCATTACCTCAAATAAACTCTTTGCATCTTGGTATTTTAATATATCTTCTGGCAATATATTAGAATACAAAAGCAAAGTAAAGAAGAATCCCAAGGCATCTGCTTGTTCTTCATTTGCATTTGCTAGATGATTTAATACCTGAGTATATTCCTCTGAGGTTAAACAATCATTATTCCATCCATAATCACGATATATAGATACTACTTCATCGGTAGATTCGAATCCTTCAGTTAACTCTTCAATAACTCTACCAATAAAATCCTTTAGAATAACTTGGCTCTTTGGGTTATTTATATCTAAAGGATAATCTGGTAACTTCTCTATAGATTTATATCCAGAGAATTGTTCTATCCCAAGATCATACATTTCTTGTAGTATCCGTGCCTCAGTTTCTTCTACCTGAGGCACTTGTTCATTTATATTCCTTATGTCCACTATTTTATGTTTTGAGATGAACCAAATCCTTTATCTCCTCTGCTTCCCCACATTTGTGATTCAGTATAAAACTCCTCTTGCTGAATCTCCTCTGGCTCGGTAATATAAATGGGTACATGAATAAATTGTACCAGCTTTTGACCAGCCTCGATAACCTGAATTTCTTGAGAAGTGTTATATATCCCAATATGTATCTCTCCAACATAAGGGGAATCCACTATCTCGGCAGTAAAGATTAACCCTTCCTTAGTAGCTATACCAGATTTGTTTGCTGCCATTAACATAGATGCAGGAGGTTCTAGCAAACCTTTGATACCCGATGGGATAAGTATCCTATGCCCAGGTTGTAAAGCTATATGCCTTACGAAATGTTCACTAAAGGGTATATCCAAATCATATCCTCCTGAATCAAATTCATTCTTAGAGTGGATATCCTCTGAAGTCAAGTTGGTTGGTACATAAAAATCTAACCCAGCATCATTTGGGTTTGCTCTGTTGGGAGATACTACCTCCCTTACTTTGATAAATCTAAATCTGTTCATAATATATTACATTTACGTAAAAGTTGTCCAAAGGTTAATTTCTCGGGTCTAGAAACATGTACTCCCAATGAATTACACATTCTGATTACATCGGTAGAACCTTCCATACAAAGGTTAGCAAGTACATCTTCTTGCTTTACAAAATAGTTTGGGTTGTTAAGGTATACCTTGAACATAGCCCATATCATCTCTATTGGTTTCATTATTTAGTACACTCTTTATAAAGTTCTCTAATACGTTTTCTGGGTACTTCGAATTTCTCAACAGTTTTGGTAATAACTTCTTTTTTGTCTTTCCCTTTCCGAATCAAGCCTCGGATGTATTTCTTGATACCAACCGTATCTTCTAATACATCCAAATCCTTGTATTGATTCTTCTGTTCTAGCTCTTTCCTTGTGATATTCAAGTTTTGAGACATCTTGAATGCACATAGCTCTGAGTCTCCGCATAGCTTACACTCTTTAGTTGATAGGTCATACCCAATACCGAAGCAAGGGTCTCCATTAGTTCCCAGAGTACTAACATCTATGGGAGTAAGGATATCTTGCTTCGATAAGTCAGGAAGTTGTTTCTTTTTCTTAGCCATTATATATCTTTTTTTACGTTTATAAAATGTATATTTCACTGTTATCTTCTATGGGAACATAGGAATAACCGATGTTATTTATAAATAGTTCCCTGAGTTTATATAATTCTTGGTATGAATTTCTATCAGGGCTCTCTTGACATACTTTGACTACCATACCATTACTCCAGTACAAACAAAAGAAATGAGTAAAACATTCGGGGGTATTTTGAGAAGTTTCCAAGTTTGATATCCATATCAAATCTCTACAGTTGAATACATGTTTAGGATTATGTACCTCTCCCCCAACAAGAGACTTAAACGACTTAAACCATTCTTTAATCTTCTTCATCATAAGTGTAATTAAGGTGTTTACAATGGGGACAGACCCATTCTTTTAAATGCCATCCCTTGATTTCTAAATCCTCTTTATGAAAACGTTTCTTACATGAATGGCATTGATAGCCATCCTTAGAAAGTATGAAGTCTAAAGCGAGTATTATTATCATAATAACAACCGCTGTAATTAAAATATATTTCTCCATCACTGAAAGCCTTTAATTTTTTTAGTGTTATTGGGTTTTCCTTAAGAGTACCCAGCAATAAATACCCGATGCAGAGATTTGAATTATCTTCCAACCATCTGATAAAAGAGTAGTTAGTTTATTATCATCCTCATCTCTGATACATATTAGTTTATCATTATTCATAATGCCTATATGCTTATTAATTGTAATCTTCTTTTCCTCCTACGGAGAAAAAGTAAATACTCATAGTACTTCTAGTTAACTCTTAATAAGGCTATGGTTAGGATGTTTCTTCCATAGCTTATCTAACAATATTACTTTCAATTCTTGTCTCTGATAATATTGCTTCCTATGCTTACCATGCCTATCTAAATAAGGGCCAGGATAGTGAAGGTCATCCAGGTATACTTTCTTTTTCGATTTATCGGTTCTTACCAAACGACCAAGAAACTGAATAGATTTTTCCTGACTATCCATGCTTGCTGCATTAAGTAAATACCTAAGCTTAGGAAAGTTTTTACCTCGAGCAATGATTGTAGTTGATACCAAGATATCTATTTGGCCTTCCCTAAAATCCATCATTATTTGTTGTCTTAACTTAGAGGGAGTATTAACATGCACATAGGCAATATTATAGGCATCGCCCAGTTTCTTTTTAAAGAACTTATATAGATTTTCACAATGTGCAATATGCTTGCATACTACAAGAGCAGGATATCTACCTTGATTAATATTCCATCGTAATCGATTATAAGCCATGGTCCACGCGGTATTATTTTCGGTAACAGAATCATCATATATCTCCTTATAGGATATACAATCAGATTCCCAATTACCATACCAAGGTTTACCGGGTACCATCTTTACGATAGTTTTAGTTGAGTAACCCTTTTTGATAGAATCCTTAAGTTTAAACTCGGCAATCACCTTACCAAAGAAACATTCAAGATTCATATTCTTAACTTTATCTTTAGCAAGCTTACTCATATAGATGGTACCAGATAGTCCTATACGAATACGAGTATTGAATAACCGGGTGATTACATTCTGATATTGCCTACTGCCCCCTTGGTCAGCTTCATCTATAAGTACCATATCTATTTGAGATAACTCTTTTTGATAGAACCTCATATTACGAGAAATAGATTGAACCATACCTATTGTGAAGTTACTCCAGTTTAAAACTTTGCCTTGAACAAAAGTGATATCCTCTCCGGGTAGATATTGCTTAAATTCTTCTCTAGCTTGGTTTAACCAATCCGAGTCATTAGTTATTAACAAAGTCTTCAACTGCTTCTTATAGGATAAATACAAAGACGACATGATAAGTGTGTTATGAGATATGAATCCATTAGATAGGTAATTATGATACTTAGGTATCTCCATATCATAACATGGGTATTTATCTAAGATTTCTATCTTATCTATTTTATCCCAATAACAATTACTAGAAATATTTAGTAATTCTGTAGCTTTATCATTATTAGAGCCTAAGAATTCTACTAAGCAATTAAAAGCAGTTAAAGTTAATCTATTATGATGACTTACCTGTGTACTTATAACTCTACCATAGGTTTTTCTAAACTTACCTTTCTCTTTCCAAGAAAGCTTATCATAAAGTTCTTTAGCAAAATTACTAAAAGGTAATTTATTACTGTAGTTATTCCGTTGAGAATTGCTAGGAATACATTTTCTTTCAATCCTCATGGGTATTATTTCTAGAAACTCATCATAAAATTCGCTATGAATAGTTATTCTATAAGCTATACTCTCTTTACCATTACATGAAGTCTTCTTGGGTTTAAGACAACAAGCTATCCCTAAAGATAATAAAGCTTGTTGTACTCTACGAGCATTTTCAAGATTTACAGTAGTAAAAGATAAGGATCTTCTACCATGAGATGATGAATTATGCCCATCTGTATCAAATAAACCTGCTATATAATTCCTTAAGTCATCATAAGAAGCCTGAAGAATCTTATCGGGTATGTACTTTTCATGGGCAGTACCAATTAATTCTGGATATTCCTCTTGAAGTAGTTTAGCAAAATTAGTATCGGATTTAGATATATGAAAACCTTTAAATCTTTTGTGGGGTTTTATTTCTACAGGAGTTTTACAGATTTCATCCATAGTAGCTTTAACTACTTCGGCTACTTCTATATCTTGACCTGATATAGATATGTTTATTTGATTTTTAGAAACTTGATGAATATGACCATCTCCGGATAAAGCTCCCAAAGTATAGCTAAGGTTTTTACCTATGGTATTTTTAGAATGAGTATATTCTAAGGAGATAGGTAAACAATCCCCTTTCTTTAAATCCTTGACATATACCCATTGTAGATTATCTCCATAATAAGTATATAATCTGTGATTTTCATATCCACAGATTAGAGTATAACCCTGAGAAGTAGTTATCTTTACTACCTTAATCTCATTATAAACTCCTGCATTAGGTTTTACTAATACACCCTCTTTAGTAAGGACTTTACCTTTATATCGTATCTTACCTGTTTCAGATATGATTTTTTCTATAGGTAATAACCCATCCTCAGTATGTATTAGGGTACCCTTACCGGTGCATTTACCTGCATTAACCGTGTAATCCAATACTCCGATATGAAATGGTTTACCTCCAATCGTATTATTAATTACAGCCTTGACTGCTTTCTCCTGTTCTGGTCTTAATTTATACTTACCTATTTTCGTAACTACCTTTTTGACTTTGGGTAAAGGTTTCCGCATATCTACAACTTTAGGTTTAATTCCATACTCAATACACTTTTCATATACTGCTGGAAGAAAACCTATCTTAAACTCACCATGCTTGTTTATATAATGTATCTTACCATCCCAGTTCTGCATACCTCTTTGCCTTGTACGTAAATAGAAAGCATTAGGATGTCTAACTGAAAATTCCTGGTAGAGTTTCTGTGCGAACTTAAGAGGTAAATCAAGTTCGCACATATTTCCGTTTTGTATTATTATCTTACTCATTTGATAATTACCGTTACACCTTTAGTAGCTTTATCCATTCCCATTGCTTCCTTGAGAAGTTTAATGTGATGTTCCTCATCAGCAACCAACTTATTCAATAAGTACATCACGTCATCGTAATCTGCCCGGTCATCGTGTAAGGCTAAGTTATTCATAATCTTCTTGTAATGACCGATAGTTTCTATCTCCGAATTTAAGGCAATCTTCAAAGCACTTTCAGGAGAAAAACCTATTTCCACTTTAGGATAGATATCCATAACCGGATTCTGTTCATAAGGGTCTGCCTTTTGTAGAAAATCTGATAACTTGTCGTAGTGTCTCATTTCTACTAAACCAATACCCAACATAAGTTCTGTAATAGGTTCGAACCTTGAAGACTGTTGAGTATACATTAGGATAGCACTAATCTCTGAGAAAGATTTATCCTTCAGAGCATCCTTGAACATGTTAACAATATCATCTGGCCAAGGTTCGATATCATTGAAATCAGGATAGTCTACCGACTGGTCCGAATACTTGAGGACATCAATAAAAGCATTAGCTGCATCCTCTACTCTGTTACCTAAAAATTTTAAAGCTTTCATAACGTTATGTTTTTAATTATTAATTTTCTCCCAGAGAGAGCCTTCAACTTCTGGTTCTTCTTCCAGGGATTTTTTGTTCTTATACTTATATAAATACTTATTGTATCTTTCGATAGCTTTATCCGTATACATCTGTGCAATATCTGGTAAACCATTACACCATGCAAGAGATTCGAACTGAGCATCAATGAATGTCTTATAATCCCAACCCTCTTCTTTTAAGAATTCTCCTACCTTTGCAAAGTGTACATACTTCTCAGGTTGGTTTTCATAAGATTCATATATACCAGTTGCCTTAGCAATCTTACCTATGAAATAATCATGTATCTCTTTAGTAAGCTTTGAATCTGAATATTGCAACTCTATTTCGGCATCTACTTGATGAGTAATATTGTCCTGCATAGATATTAACCTTTGCATAACATTACGATAATCGGTCATTCTCTTTAACCCGGTCTCTATATATTTGATAAAGCCTTCTCGAGTATCAAATTTAAAATCCTCACAAAAGGTATTACATATCTCGGCAAGCTTTTTACAATTTGCCCATTCCCTTGTATTACTTTCGTTTATTTTACGAACTCCTCTATGCTTAAGCTTTATACGGGTAGCATATAATATATCAGCAACTAAGGCAGCATTCCCTTTGGATGCTAGTAATATGTTAGTTACTTTCTTAGTTGTCCCTTTATTAGAAACAACTACTGCTCTAGTATTTATTGCCGATTTACGAGCAATAACAAAAAAAGCCTCAACTGGGAAGTTATCTACCTCTAAGGTATTTAATATTTCCTCAAATTGAGACTTAGTAATGTGAATACTGGGTTCTCTCATTTTACTCTATTACAAACTAAAACACCATTAATACAACCCTCGTTATTATCTATTGGGCATTTCTTCCCATAAAGGTTTTTAGTGGGAGAACCAAATGATACATAATATGAACCTCTATTGGTACCTACATACCAAGTAACATTTTCGGGTAAGTTTAAAGTATAATCCCTAACTTTACCATCAACCATCTCACATCTGAAAACCATATTCTTCCTTGGTTGGGGTTTTTCAAACCAACTTACAACTGGGAAGAAATATCCCATAATTAAAAGAGCAGCCAAAACTATTGAAGTCTTAACTACATAATCGATTATCTTCATCATATCATTAATATTTTAAGTTATATAATATAATAGGTAATCCTTACTCCAAAGAGTTTCGGATTTGAATTCTATGAATAAAGTTATAGAGTGTTTTACGTGACACCTTTAACCTTTTACTAATGTATATTCATACTATGTGTACCCCATTGAAGATTCCTATAATGGTTATTTAAAGGATTATTATCTAAGTGCATTACTTCATTAAACTTAGAAGGATTAGGATTATATACATATACTAAAGCTACCAACCTACTAATACTCAAATTATAACCTCTACCGTCCTTATAAAGTTTTACCTTAACTCTGGCCTTTTTCGAAAGCCTTAGTTTATGCCATTTACCAAACTTATAAGGAGATCTTTCTATCCGTCTTGAATATAATTTTCCATCTCTAGTAATATGGTAACCTATAAAACCTGGTACATTATCTTCCATCATAATGAGTTTTTAAGTTTAATTAATCCCTGATAGGTAGCATATCTAGTTTCATAAACTTTTTTAAGAACGGCTTTCCTACCTAAATCGTTTACATCCCTATTATCCTCAAAAAGAACTAACTTCACTTTCTTGTATTGTATAAGTTTCAATGCCAATTCTATAGCATACTTTTGAGCATCAAAATCTAATAGAATTATATACCGTTGACAAGGTGCTTTTATTAATTCGTTTAGTTGATATTTAGATACAACTTTACCCATTGTGGCAATTCCTCTATCTCCAATAGTAAGGGCATTGAGTGCACCTTCACAGATGTATACCGACCTATACATCTCCAACGCATCATAATTAAATATGATAAATTCTTTGCCAACTCCTGTGATATCTTTGTTGGGGTTATTATACCGAGGACCTTGCCCGATAACATTTCTCGCGTTATAATATCTAAGTTGTCCTCTGTAATAGAAGGGTATAATAAGGTACCCAAAGTAAGCCCCTTTCGTCGCATAGCCAACTCCATGCTTAGACAACTCAGAGATGACAAAGCCACGGCTTTTGACATATCCTCTAATGCTTTTTGCAACTTGTGACTGGCCAATGTTAAGGATTCTAAATCCTTCGGGTAAATACAAAGGTTTGGCTTCTGCAAGTTCAACCTTTTCTTCGTGAAATTCAAGTTCATCAAATTTTCCACTGTTTAAAAAGTTAATTAATTCATGATATGTTTCGAATCCTTCTATATCCATAACCAATTGAGAAGGATTCGGATGTTCATTACATCTAAAGCAATTGGTTCTATACATTGATAAGTTAACTCCCATTTTTAATTCCCTATGACAATAAGGGCATACTGGGAGTTTCATCCAGCCATGTTTATAATCAAATGCTCCAAGTCTTTTAATAAAATAAGTCTTAAGTCTAGACTTAAACTGATTTGTTATTTTCATGGTTTCTAATTGCTTTACGAATTACTTTTCGTATTCTCTTTAAATCCTCAACATCTAGATTACTAATGGAAGTTGTTTGCCAACCATTGTGAGATATTTCCAAAGCCAATCCATCAGTCCATCTGTCTTTTACTACTTCTACTTTTTTAGTTCTCATTTCTCTTTTTCTTTTTACCACAGATTCTACAGTAAGTTCTCGTACAATATTTAGTATAATACTGAGCCCTCTTCCTACCGCCTTTCTTTGAAAAGATAGCCTTCCTGGGTTTCTGTCTGGTTTCCCACCAATGCTCGGTTACCCAATCATGAATACCGAGTTTGCATTTATATATCTCCAGTTGTCCTTTCTCTTTTCTTGGAATCAGCATCAGGATTACCTTTCTTAAAAGATTCCTCAAGTTTTTTACCGTATAGTTCATCGTAGTTCTTTCTTTGTTCTTTAGTAAACTCTGTACATCTTTGCCTTTCTACATCACACCTAAATAAGGCTCTACCTGAAGGAAGACCATCCCTTTGTACTACAATCTCTGAACGAAGGATATTATCTTTCTCTTCTTGCTCTGTACTGTTAAGACCCATTATAAATTGAGCATTACGTACAATGGCAATAGAACCAGATATATCGTTCTCATCATATTTAGTTGCTTGGTGTTTCTTACCTTCACGAGTAATATGATGAGCAGTCCATACAACATCTAAATGCAAATCCTCAGCAAGGTTCTGTAAGTCAATATATACGTTTGAGATTCTATCGAAATCCTCTTTATCCTTTGCAATAGAAGCAAGCTTCCCTGCATAGTCAACCATTAGTACCTTAATATCAATTCCCTGACTCCTAAGAGTAAGTATCTTCTCCCTTATATAATTGCAGTCAGTAATTAATGCAGGTACTCTTTCAACGATTAATTCAACTCCAAACCTTGCAAGTTTCCTTAAATGCTTAGCCTCGAGTTTATCATAATCTCCAGTATATAATTCCTTCTTAGTTTTATTGATACTTGATTGAATGAAACGGTCCATGATTTGTTCTTGACCATTTTCTGTATCCACGTAATAAACTGACTTCTTCATTCTAAGATAACCTCTTGCAAGGTTTACCATGAAGAATGTTTTCTTTGCTTTGGGTTTATCCAGAATTACATTGATTGATGCACCTGGGAATCCTCCAGCATTCGTTAAATCATTGAGTTGCCTAAATGGACAGGGTACTACTGAAGGTTCTGCCTGTCTTTTAAATTGACGTTCTGTAACATCCCGAATCATGAATAAAGGTTCATCCTCCTGTTTAGGTCTACTTCTTTGTAATACCTTCTCTACCTTTCTCGAGTATTCTTCGTATTGTTCGAAGTTATCTAAGTCGAATGAATCATTTAAGTTCTTCATTTCAACATAGGTAGAGAACTGATAGATTTTCTCTTTAATATATTCTGAATCGGATAGTTGAATTGAATAAAGATTTTTAATAACCTTCTCGATGTTTGGGATATCATCCTTAGTAACCAGGTCAACATAGTTTTTAGATTCTAGCATTTCTCTGAGTACTTGTTTAAGGACATTCTGTGAGGGTATCTTTCTTTGCTTCTTGAAGTATTTAAGTATACCCTCACATATTAAGGAATGTTCGATAAGTACTAAGTAGCTTGGTTTTATTCTGCTTAGTACTAAACCTCCTTCCTTATCTTGAATGATGAACCTGAGAATCTCTAACTGAAAGTCAGGTGCAAAACTAAATTTAATTTTATTCTTTTTCATACATTATTATATTGCAATATTATATACTAATAGATTTTGATAGTCCTCATGTAGTTCTGAACTCATGTCCACAATATCTAGTCTTCTTATCCTCAGCCGCTTGGTGAAATTTTTTGATATTCTTATATTATATAAAATATATTTATTATATTTGCATAACGAAATACTTAAAGAATATGAGGAAATGTAATGGAAACAATGGTTCAGAGCTTCATAGATTAAAACCTATGCAGGATTATGATGAAGCAATGTTTAATCGGTTATACAAAGTTTGTAAGCCAGTTATTCGGAACCTTACCAAACAGATTGATTACAAAAGGTTTAACCTTACGCCAGATATAATATCTTCTTATTTCTGGGATAAAATGTTATTTGTTTTTAATAAGTACTACGGTACTTGTAGTGAAGAACATCTTAAAGCAAGAATCCTTTCTTCTCTTGCTACATTTAAGAATAAGCTTCTTCGATTTGCCTATGGAGAGATTGCAGAATACAATCAGAACCTATTTAAACTTGAAGACTTATTTGATAATGATAAAGAGTTAGAAGATGACGATGAAGAGGTTAAGGCTAAGGAAGAAATGCTTGAATTATTATATAAGTATATGAAAGAGAAATTATCTCCAGATGCTTATATGGTATTTGAAGTATTACTTACTCCACCTCCTTATATTAAAGAACGAATTAAAGATGGAGAAAGAATCACCAATATAATGCTGGTTGAGTTCTTTGATATGCCTAGAACTAAGAAGTCGGTTAAATACATAGGAGAACTCAAACAGGATATCTTATATTGGGAAGAGAAAGCTAAGGAAGAACTTCACTACTAACACAAAAGAAAAGGGGCGTTTCCCAACGTCCCTTTCTCAACATCATAAATTAAAAGTTCTTTGTCAACAATATAAGTAGTTAAGACATATTATTATAGTTTTATAATATATGCCAGTACGTAGTACGGTGGTCTATTCTCATGAGGTTGACCTCCACCTGCAGCTCGGGTATCATGGTCCCAAAGTGCTACATAAGAATTATCCCTATCGGTTTTACTACTACCATAAAGGTTATTACCAATCCACTGACTACCATTAATACCGATACCATCGTAAGCCTCAATAAAGTAAGCATCTGCAAAGTTGTGAACGTGAGAAGGTATCTCCTGAGTAGAAAGAGTTACTTTCTCTTGGCCACCCGTATTACCAATCAAATTATAATCTTCATTACCGGATGACCAACCTACAATGAATTTACCTGATAAGTCTGGTGTCTGTAAGTCTTCTACAATCTGACCATTACATAAAGCCCAGCCTTCTGGTACGGAAACTCCATTCCACATTGCAATTAATCCTCTTGGTATATTGGCTCCTGCCATACCACCAAGCTTTTCATCAATGTAAGCCTTGATATCAAAATTAGGGAATCCTTGCAATAGTCGTAAGAGAGTTTCTATATTTGCTTGTTGCATTCCATGGATAGCAGTATTATATTCTACTGGTTGGGGAAACTTCCCTGCATAGGGAACAATAGAATATTTCTCTACTGTGTTATCCATTGAGTTGGTACCTTGACCATATATACCAATCAATACCATTGAGGATTTGTCTACCAAACCTTGAGATACTGAAGCCATAGCTCTATTCACTAGAGACTCATATGATAATTCATTATCTTCTAGTACGTTTGTTTTTGATAAGTTTCTAGTATCCTTAGGTGTTGGATATAGTGGGTCTACAGATCTCTTGTACAGAGAATAGAACGAATTAGATTCATTCCAGAAAGCTCTGAACTGTACTGGGTTCTGTACAGGCTCTTCCAAAGGTGTATGGTAAGCAAATACAATCACATCCTCATTAGAACCCTTTGAGCCTTCAATATTAGGTATACTAATATTAGCACTATCAGAAATATAGATTGTACCATCCCTTGCTATACAACCAAAGTTTGTATCTGGTCCTTCACCAGAATCTGCAGCCTTAGTCATATATCTTGAAAGGATTCTGTCCTTCATTGCTTGATATGCAGGAGATGTAGGTTCTCCATTAGGTAAGAGAGTGATTGCATTATTTACAATCGTTGCTGAGCCAAATCCACAAAATGGACCCATGCCTACGGGTGCAGCTATTGCTTCAGCTGCATCTTTAGACTTTATTATACCTTCATAATCAAAATACGTTTTCATAATGTATCTTCGTTATTGTTATTACTCTTATATTCTTTCGATTGGTTTTTCATATCTTGGAAAGCTTCTCCCACGTCCTTAAACTTGAAGGTTAATAGTTTCCAAAAGATGGACCAGATACTATACTTCTTCTTTATACCATGTAAAGTACATATGTGACCATAGATACTATCTATTTCGAAACAATAGCATAATACCATTATCGTTATAGATACTGTTATCGGATTTAACCCGTAGGGTTCACCAATGGCTTTACCTATTACGGCACCAAGTAAAATGTAACACAGATAATCAATGATTTTATTAAGAGTTCTTCTCCCGGCTCTAGATTTTCTTATTTCAATCTTCTTTGCCCTACTTGCAGATATACCAAACCAGAAGTCTGCAAGGATTAGTACAAAGGCTAATAAAATCATCCACCTTAAATCAAAGATAATGGCATAACATTCAGAAGTAAATCCAATGATACCAGTTTTAAATAGTGTGTTAAAAGAGCTGCTTTCCATTTTGTTTATTCTATTTTAAGTGACCATTCTGTTCCTTCCGGAACTAATATATTAATACCTTGTTCCGAAATATCATTGGATTCCCAAGTAAGTTCTGTCTTATCAACTACATCCAACAGATTTACAATGAATACTGCTTTAACTGCAGGATTAGCTTTCACATAGAAAGTATGTTTACCTGGCAGATTAGTGAAGAATTGATAAGGGCTTGGATGAACTACATCTGGAGCTGTCTCATATACAATATCTGAAACTTCTCCACTATCTGAAGTACAGGTTACGATAGTAGATACTTCTTGTATATCCTTACTTAATTCTGCACTTACTGGATTACAGGTTAATGTATACTTAGGTATAACATCTTTAACTGTAAGATTAACTACGGAGCCTTGATAGTAAAATTCATAACTACCTGCTTTATCCATAGTAATAATAATATTTGAATCATAGGTTTCAGAAAAACCATCAAGAATTATACCAGTTATAACAGAACCACCGTCTCCCCAACGTAAATAGAATTGACAGTTCTTAGATTTAGTTAATTGATATCCTGCCTTGATATACTTCCCTGCTTCTTCTGAGTAGGGTTCTAATTCATACCAATTCTCATCATCTTCATTCAATGGTTCTAACCATAAGTATGATTGAGGAGCTGGTACATAATCAAGTACTTCTACTTCTACAGACTTACTAGCATCCCCTACAGATTCAAATTTATAACTACCAGCTTCATTGAATTGGTATTCTGTATTTCTACCATAATAGAAATCAGGACCAACTACATAACGGTCAGTTAATTTTGTAGTTCCCAATTTTACCCAAGTACCCTGAGTATTCTTTTTGTAGATTGTTACTTCGGTATTAAAATAATAACCTAAGTTTGCACTTTCAAAAGTAGAATAATAAATACCAGATGTAACCCAAAGATTAACTGATGCAGAACCTTGGGCATTTAGGTTTAATCGTTTATTAGATACACCTATATCATAGGTAATTGTATAACCTAGTCTATAAGCTACTACAGTACCATAATTACTTGTATTACCAGAATCATCTTTGGTACATCTGAATTGGAATGTACCAGTAGTGGTTGGTGCCCACCTTTGACCATTACGAACTAAGATACCTGGGTCTGAAATACATACTGCGATTAGTTGGCTAGTATCTTCATTAGGGTCTGAAGAACGTATGGTTATTAAAGATTTCTCACCATTGGTAAGATTAATGTTTCTTGGTTCACAGAGTACTGTGTAGTTAGTAGCAATAGCAGTTACGGTTAAGGTTACTTTCTTTGCTGGGAAGTCTGCAATAACCCATTCATAAGTACCAGCAGAAGTTATTTCCCAAATAGAACCAGAATCCTTAGTTTCATAAGTATTAAGTAACTGTACAGATACAGGTTTGATATTGCCCTGATAATTCATGTTAGCAGTTACCTTTACTTTGATTACTGGATTATTACCAGTAATTACCAAGTTATCTGGGTCTGTTCCTCCCTCAACTATGTCAGCATAGATATGATAAGATTTAGTGTAGTATTCTAAACCTATATCTACATAGGTAGTTACTGAATTATCTCCTACGCTCCTGAAATAATATCTTTGGTTACCTTTTCTTGCATAGAAGATAGAACCACTTTCGTATTTCTTTGAGCTCCATTTGTTCTCAGCTGGGTCATATCCAGTTACTTGATACCTTAAATCAGCATCATCATAGTCTGATGTAATTGTTACTCTGATAGGTACTTCTGTTATATGTCCGGTTACAATCTTTGCAGGACTGATAAGTGGCTCAGCTACAATCTTATAATTGTATGCTAAGTCAAATCCATAAGCAATCTTACCAGATACGTTGTAAGGTAAGAATCTATCAAACAGTTTATCAATTGATTGTTTGAAAGCTTTGAACTCTGGAGTGGGGGAAGTAAACCCATGACCGCTTATAGAAATACCTACCTCTATACATTGAGCACAACCATAAATCTTATCATAGTTATACTTGTCGTACTGAGAATAATCGGTATCATATAATGGGTCTACCTTTTCCCATTTATCCATTGCTCCATCTGTTGGGTCTGTAATTGTACAAGTTAACCCATACATATTGAAAAGAATTTCGAAGAACTTTCTTGAGCCTCGAATCTTGAGTAATGAGATTGAATACTTTAAGATAGTTCGAATCTGTTCATTACTTAAGTTGGGAACTCCTTTATGTTCTCCGGTTCTAGCAAATGGCAATGCTCCCAAGAACTCCCAGAGGTAATTTAAATACCTCTGCTGAGTTTTATCGATATCGATTATATCTAGAATATTATCAATATCTTTAGTTATATCTTCTTGGAAATAGTTACCACAAATTTCTAGAAATCTTTCTAATATGCCCTTACCGTCGACTTTATAAGTATCTTGCTCTTTAAATTCGAAAGGTAAGAAATCAATTAGGTTTTTAAGATTTGTCATACGATTTCATTTACTTTAAGTGTTAACTGACTTGAGTCTTCGAATACCGGAATATTATAACCTGGGTCTGTATAATCCTTGTTAGGTTCTGCAATGGTTATGGTATATCTAAATCCGGATTGATAACCATTGTTCTGGATATCCAAGGCAAATACAAATCCATTTATAGTATCTCTAATCTGTGTAGTCTTACCCACTTGGCCATCATAAGAAAAGCCTCCCTTAACTGAACGTACTGTAAATTGAGTACCTGAAGAGAAAGAGATAAAGTAAGACATACTACCATTAGCCTCGTCTAATTGGAATTGACCAAGGATTAATTCCTTGTTACCATATACGGTAGTAGGCCATGGTTTAGTATAGAACTTCTTCAAGTGTAAATAATCTACTGATTCAAGATTATCTATGAGTGCATAGATATCGGAGATTCTTACGCTGCCACCAATGTCTGAGTTCTCCGGAGAATAAGCATTAAATAATGCACTAAGAATCTGTGATTGTATTTCTGAAGTTTTATAAGACTTCTTCCCAGTAACTTCTACATCCAAGATAATATTTACTTTACCTGCAGACTTAACGGTTAACCAAGTAGTAAGTGGTGAGTTCTGATGTAATACATCATATACTTTTTGAATAAGGTTAGAGTCAGCAGTAGCACCATTATCAGGAGATATATAAACGATTAGTTTTCTACCACATTCGTATTCTGCCTTTGCCTTACTAACCCCATCAACCAGTTTAGCTAAGTCTATGAAGTCCTGTTTGGTAATAGCTACTCCCATAGTCTTTACACTCAAAGGTATGTGTTCCTTGAGCATACTAAAATTCTCATAGGATGAACCTCCACCTGCAGCATAAGTATTAGATACAGTAGCATCTGTTACTGATGAAGATATAACTGAAGGTACAGAAGTAATCATACCAGATTTTACATTACCATTGATACCAGTAGTAAGGTAGAACTTAACCTCAGATATCTTGGCATTAGCTGCAGGCTTCTGTCCATATTTACCATCACCAAATAAGATATATGGATTTAAAGCTTCATCCATAGTAACCATGAAATGTTTATCGGTGGGTTTTGAATAAGCAAAGGTATTTACCAATACCCAAGATTCTCCACCAATCTTCATACTCATAGTTCCATGTTCGTAGTACTTACCATTAGGTAATGTACCCAGGGTAATAGTTACCCTTTCATCTGAAGGTATAACCATTCCATTTATCTGGCTTTCTGTATATAATTCATGTTGTACAACTGGAACTTTACAAGTAGTTACATTAGCATACCAAGTTACATCCCTAGAAGATAACCATTTGTTACCATTAGAATCTGTAAATAAAGTTCCAGAAGGTATAGTTAATTTAGCACCAATAGAATCTCCAGATACATCCCTGGATACTACCAAATCTACTGATGCTGCAATAGCACCTCTTGCATGATAATCTACCAAAGCTCCATGCCTAACTACTGAACTGTATTTACGAGCAGTAGGTAAGAAGGATTCCCTTGCCATATTATCAATGTAGTAGTGAAGAACTTCGGCAATTGCCGCAAACAATGAAAGGATAATGATTAATATATTTCCTTCCGAGTAATCAGTTACGAGTACATTGCCATCTTTGTCTTTGATATTCGTAAGTGATTCTATCAGCTTGGCCTTAATCTGTTGGTAAGACCTCTGATAAGGGTTGAGCCATTTATTAGTGATTCCCATATTAATAAGAGTTTAATGAATTTTCATTTTTATCATAGGTCAGGTACAGGTACTGACTAGTAGAAGTTTCATTAACTACATAATGAACTTCTATGTTTATTTTAGCACCTTGTCTAGAAACGGTGATACCCTTAAAGGTAATCCTTTGTTCCCATGCACCAATTGAGCTTTTAATAAACTCTTTAATAATAAAACTTAGGGCTTGTGTATTTGGCTCTTCTATACATTCCCATAGGCGATTCCCAAAGTTTTCCTGTCGAAATCGTTGTCCTATTAAATAATACATTATAGAGCTTATATTATTCCTTACCAAACCCATATCACCATTAACGGGATACCAACCAGTTTCACCGTTTTCGTTTCTTGTAAGTTGAATAGGGAATATCATCCCCTTTCCAACAATGTTAGTAAGATAATTATCCATTAGTGTATACATTTAGTGTCCTCATAATCTCCCTGATTGAAGGTAGAGAACGGTTGACTTGCTTGAGTTACAGTAGGACCTGAAGAACCTGGTCCAGTAGTTACACCAGAGTGTACATGAGAATTGAATAGAGCTCTTAGAGTTTCCAGTTCTTTAATGGTATTATTGAGTTTCTCAGTTAGTTCCTTGATATTAACTACTCCTTGATTCTCTCCTTTATTTAAGATTACTGTATCTCCAGAACCTACATTCACATCACCTTGTGCTTGAACGGAGATGTTTCCTTTAGCAGCAATGCCTACATCTCCATTTATATAAACAGTTAGCTTTCCATTATCATCATCAAGTACCATTACATTTCCTTCTGGAGTTATAATACCCATTTTATTAGGACCATCCAAAGGGTCTGGTATTTGTTGTAAACCCCAACCATGGTATTCCCATAGGGGTTTAGTTGGGTCTCCAAATTCAAATGTAACAAATACTATATCTCCAACTTTAGGAGCAAGGTACTTGAATCCATTGTTGATAGAACCATGTTGACCCTTTGCATAAGCCCATGTAATGATTCCACCCATGACTTCTGGACAGCATACTTTAATACGGTTCATATGTTTCTCCGTATCATTATTATCTACCACTATGCCACGATAGACAGAGTAGTATCTACCTAAACCTTCGATACCCTCTTCTGTTAATAACTTAGCTGTTGAGTACATTATTTCTTATTGGATTTATATCGTTCATAAGCTTTCATTGCCCAATTAAACTTATTGGATTTATATCGTTCATAAGCTTTCATTGCCCAATTAAACTCATCGAAGTTATACCTTTCTTTCATAGAAGGAGTAACCTTTGATTGGTCTGCCTTTATGACATTAGTTTTACCATAGAGTGCAGTACCGTTGGAAGTTACTACTGTGCCTTCTGTACGAACGGTACCTGCAGCAAGAGCTTTTGGGTCTTTAGCATTTATCTCGTCATAATAGAACTTATTCTGTAAGAACTCTCCTGCACCTTTCTTATCAATAATTCTACTCTTATCATCCATAAACCTTTCTACAAAGTATACTACTTCATTATAGGTAAAGTCATGTACGATATCGGAAGCTTTAGAAGTATTTTTCTTTTTCTTACCGAAGTCTGTTTTAGCAGAATCCTTAGCATCGTTACTTACAATGTCCTGAGTACTAAGTTGAGTCTTAGATGTAGTCTGTCCATCTCTGGCATTATTCTTAACCAAGTCTAGTGTACAAAGATAACCTTGACCAGCATCCATTGAATGTTGTACTGATTTGATATACCAAAAACCTGACCACCTTTTACCTACATTCTCTAAGGAAATTACTTGAGAAGATTGTAATGAAGGTCTACCAACTACAGTCATCTGACATACTAATTTTCTTTCAGATATCTTAAGACCACCATTGGCATTAGCATTCATTGCCCAGGTTACTTTATCTGCTCCCCCATATCTACTGAATAGGTTATGATACAATTTATAAATGGGCACTAAGAAAGGTACCTTCTTCATTCTTCGTATCTTAACCTTGGCTTTAACCTTTCGAGTCATAGTAGGTGTAGTAACTCCATCTCCAGAATATTCTACCTTGTAAGTATCTGGGTATACTGTAATATATGGATTCTTTTCCATTGCAGATATGCCTCTTTGAGATTTGTCATCTATCATCTTCTTCTCATAGGGATTACTTGAAAAAGTTCCGATATCTACCATGTGAGTTATGGTTCTACCTTCTGGGTCATATTCTCGAGGGTCTACCCATTCTTCTGCAAGGTATTCCATTTTATACTCCCCAGTAAATAGATACCTTTCGTTTTCTAGTAATTGCCTAAGATTACTTTCTAACTCTTTACCGTTCTTAGAATTCTTCAAGATTTGCTGAATAACCCTTTTCTTATCGTTCGGTAAATGGTTTACAGCAGTATTAATTGCTTCTCGATATTGCTCAGTACTTAGATTATCTAAAGCCTCCTGTTTACCAGCATTGTAAGCTACATAAGGTTTTTGAGAACCATATTCTTTCATTGCAGCATTATACTTCTGAGCTTTGGCTCCATACCTTTGTTCTGCTTCCATCTCAGCAGCAATATTAGTAGTGGGATGACTACGATAATCTTCATAAGGTACACTACCATAATTTACTACCATGGTATTATCTACCTGAGCCACAAAGGGTTTTAGTAAAGTTACTTCCTCCTTTTCTTTCTCTGGCTCGGTAATATCGGTTGAACCCACAATTAAACCTTTATCTTCTGGGTCTAGGGCTTGGGTTAATTGGGCCTTTGCCCTTTTGGTTACTTTCTGAGTACTAAAGGATACTCTAAGTACTTCTCCATTCTCGGATTGATAAATGTAATTGTATTCTGGTTCTTCTTGAAACTTACGATTGTGTATGTATATTACACCATCCCGGGAATCAATATACCAAGGACCATTTGCATACCCTTTCATCTTCTGTTCTAATTGAACTAAGATGTTATTTCCTATTAATCCCAAGTCACTATCTATCAAGGACTTTAAATCACTGGGCATAGCTACTTGAGCTACTCCACTAAACCGGTTAGCGTAAAGTATCTTTCCAGTAGTAGTTCGACTTTGTTCCGTCGGGACCTGTAGTGACTCGTAAACTTTATTACTTATTATTTGTTTAGCCATTACTGAAATATTTCTATGATTACGCCTATATCATCATTACAACCATTATCCAAGAAGTTGGATAAACTGTGTTCTGATAAATCCGAATGAGTATAAGGTGGTTGGAATCTTAAATCTCCAACTGTATCTATACACTTAATCGTCACATGAGTACCAGTAGAATCGAATACACAATCCAAATCTCTAACCTTGATACTTCGTACTGGGCTAGAGATAAATTGACCATCTGGATATATGTATCCCCACTGAAGGTAAATAATTGAGCTTTCCTGGAGATCTTCGATATCTACAGTATCGGGGTCTCCAGTATCAAATGTAATGGTAGCTAAGTTCTCTTTCTCCTCATCATATTTGTAGCTCCAATTACTTATATAAGCGCCAAGAGGTATGCCAGTAATGGGATTCATTATAGGCATACCTCCAGAATTGAACAGAGCCATATAAGGTGTTGCTGTTCCATTATAAAGTATTGGTTGGTTAGGTTTTCTAATTTCAGCCATACATTGGTATTCTTAAAATTTGATAAGGTTCTAATTCTTGAAAAGGGTTCAAGATATTATTAGCTTCGGCAATCAAATACCACTTACCAGAATCACCATAATAACGATAGGCAATATTCTGTATAGTTTCTCCATCCAATACAGTATGTTGTTTATCGTTATCTGTATAAGGAACATTAGGAGGAGTTACCTCTAAAGAATAATCCCCTTCATCATACTTAAGAGCAATAGCTCCATCATAAGGACTTGCTCCTGTCATGTATTGATTTAAGTCTATCATATCTGTATCCCTTTCGTATTCTTTAAGTCTTCTTCAGTTACAATATCCTGATAAGATAAGTTATAAGCACTTACTCTTTTGAAGATTAATTCCTGAGTTGCAGCTGCAGGCAATAACTTTAAATCCTCGATTGTACTTGACTTACCTGCTACTCTGGTCCTTGAGGCATTCCTAAAGTTATTCAGAGTATAAGTTGCAGATGTAAGAATGTATTGATGATTATCAAATATACCAGAACTGCCCCATTCGATTTTTAGAATCGGAGGACTTGCCTGATAAGCGTTTGCCTTAGTCCACATTTCCAATAGTCGGCATTTAGTAATTACCTCTTTTGGATTATCTGGGTCATTACAGAACCAAGATACATTGAATTGAATTATATCTTCACTACCAGTATAATGGTACATGGGAGTATTACGTCCCATTGATTTAATCGTTGCCCAAGTAGTTTCTCCTCGGAAATCAATTGAAGGTGGTCTGTTCTGAAGAATGATATATTGATAGGGGCTAGCTGTAAGATTATAAATCACTACCTGATTCATGTTTCTTACTTCTGGCATTACCAAGAAGAGTTCTTTATTCTTCGTAACATTCTGGCCTTTAGCCGGGTCCATTTCTTCGTATCCAAATGGAACTCCACCTTCTATTTGATGTTTTAATTCCATTCGATATTGAGCCTGAATCCTTTGATTTAACTTAGGATTCTTTGAATTAGCTCTGGGTCCGAATGGGTTATTTGGGTCATATACTTTACCCTTATCTGCAGTATCTTTAGGCAAGGTTGAAGTTGCCCTGTTGAGATAGATTCTGGCCCTCCAAAGTTTATTTAAAGGGCCAGTAAGAACTCCTGCAGAATCTCTGGTAAGGTCATTGTATTTTTCAACAACCCCACCTGCTATCCGATTTAATATTCTTGCCATGATTGTTTAGTTTAATCCCAATGATATACCAGTAAAATCTTGTTGGCCACCAGGAGCAAAGTCTCCAGCTTCATTTCCATCTACTGATATATTAATTCTTGAATCCTTAAATCCATCTCTGATTGCACTCCTAACGGCATCAACAAAAGCTTGTTGATTTCTATCCTGAATGGAAGCTTTAGTTTCTTCAGAGGTTAAAGCCGCAGTATTCTTATCCACAGAATTTGTAAGACCACCGATTACTTCGATTAATGCAGGAATAGCTATAGAAGCTAGTAGTCCCCAAGGCCCACCTAAGAATCCTAAAAGTCTACCACCAAGTAATCTAGCACCAAATCCCATAGCACCTTTCTTAGCAATCTGTTGGCCTGCAGTTTTAGTTACAGTAGAACCTACTGCTGCTCCAACCCCTGCTCCTGCAAGAGTACTCATTGAAGTAAATCTTCCTCTTGCATCTCTTGCTACTACAGTACCTTTTCGGGTTTTACCTATGGTACCTCCCATTGGTAATGCAAAGAATTTACCTGGAGCCATTTGCATAGCAGTCATTCTCATCATCATTGCCGAGATATTTCTCAGGTGACCTTCAAGGATTGAGGCTTGAACGTTAGTTCTTGCCATTCCTTCTGCCATACCATTAGTCTCTGTAGTAGCTAAAGCTTGGAAGGTACTTATCATTCGAATGGTACCTTGAATAAATTTAAAGCCTTGATATAGGGTACCTATTACTGCTCCAGTTGCAACTACCTTTACCAAGAACTTACCTGCCCAAGTTTCTTGCATACTGTTAATAATCCCCAAGATACGAGAACCAAGTTTTAATACTGGGTTAAATACTTCGGCAAGTGTAGAACCTGCAGTTACAATAAAGTTCTCCCAGTTTGATTTAAACTGTTCGATAATACCTGCAGGAGTTTGTAATCTTTCTTGAGTTAAATTTTCTACTGTACCACTTGCACCTGCAACCTTATCCATAAGTTCAGTAAGCTTATTAGCTCCAGTCCAGTAATCTTGAAGTAAAGCTGAGGCAGCTCTTGTACCACGAACTCCAAAGATATTAAACAGAGCAGAGGAGATATCTATTCCTCGTTTACCTCTAAGTTTATCTCCCAATATAGATATAATCTTATCTAATCTCAAAAGATTACCAGAGGCATCTACTAGAGTTTTTGGGTCAATGCCTAAAGATTTTAGCATCTCACCACCTCCCTTTTTCTGCCCGGTTACGGAAAGTGTTAAATAGCGCATCATGTTTGCTAATGCAGTACCAGCTGATGAAGCTTGGATACCTTGATTACCAAGTACTCCAATGGCTGCAGCTGCATCACCCATACTGATTTTGGCATTTCTAAATTCTGCTCCTGAATATTGGAAAGATTGGGCAAGGTCTGTTAGAGAAATATTTGCAGAGGTTACTGCAGTTGCCAATTGGTCTACTACCTGAGTAGCATTCTGTGAAGGTATATTAAAGGTCTGCATGATGTTAGTCATCAAGTCCGCAACTCCACCTTTCCCTCCAAGAGGCATACTGAAGATAGAAGCTAGCTTAGCTGCAGGGCCAGTCATTCTTTCGATTTGCTCTACATTGTTACCAGCCATTGCCAAGTACCTTTCGCCTGATGCAATATCTGCAGCAGTAAGAGGTGTTACCTCGTTGACCTCCTTAGCAACTTGCATTAGCCTTGCCTGTTGAGCAGCATTAGCTCCAGACATTTTAGAAGCTAAGAATACTTGGTCGTATACTCCTGCAGAATATTGGTAGGCCCTTGCCATACCTCCAACCAATTCTTTTCCAAACTCAAAAGCATTAGAAGTTGACATTTGAATACCCCGATTCCAGGTATTCATATCGTTCATCATTGTTCTAAATGAGTTCGATATTCTGCCAGCCTCATTAGAGAATCGGTCTCTTAATACCATTGCAACACCGACCTCGACTAAGCTTCTTCTGTCTATCATTTTCTAGTTTTCTTTTTTAAGTTTTCATAATACTCATCGGCTATATCCTTAAATCTTTTCCTTTCTCGATACGGAAGACGCAAAAAGCTGAGATAGTCAATGGCTACCTCAGCTCTACATATATAAGTGAATGTACCTGGGTGGTCTACGCTTCCGTCAGGTAGAAAAAAGTCGGTGAAAGCATTATAGGATATTTATCAATTCTTCCAGGTATACTTGGATGTTCTACATCGGTGTTACCATCGAAGACTGGGTCGTATTCAAAGATTGTTTTACGAATCTCTGCAATGTCTCTTACTGAGAATAAATGGAAGCTTTCTACCTTTTCCCATTTACCATCAATTTGAAGATGTAGGTTCCTTGCAATTAATGCAGCATTACGAGTTTGTTTTTCTACCGGCAAAGTAACCAACATCCTTTCTCCTGCACCTGTAAGTAAATCGAATTTAACTACCTTGCCTGAAGAAAGAGTTACTTCATAATCGGTAAGTTTACCTTGTTCAGGATAGTAGGGGATAGCATTAGGTTTCTCTGCCAATTCTTTTTCTGAAGGTAGAGTTCCGTAGTTTTCAAAAAGCATTTCGCTTAATGATTGACCATAAACTTGTTTACCGCCTTCTTGGCCCCAATCATATTCGAATTCTACTTCATCGCCTAATGAGAAGATTCTTGATTGGAATAAGATACAGTAACGATCATTCAAGGGAATACGGTCTGCATCCTCTACTGTTAATCTACGAGTAGGAGTAAAGTCTGTATCTACTACAATTGCCTGAATGAACTTAGTAAGGTTCATAAGGTTTCTTACATCCATCGGATTAGATAAGATATCCTCATCTGCACCATTCTGTTCCCTGATTGAGTATTTATAACCTGCTGGGGTTATGAACTCATGTGTTCTACAATTTAATTCCATGTTTAAATAAGTTATTTGGTTATACTTTAGTTCATAGTGTTCGCTATAAAACAACAAGAAAGGGGTGAGCCCTTTCTAGGAATCCCACCCCTCCCACCTAAAAATCTTAGTGAAAATAGACTAAGCGTTTTTAATACTTATCTACAGTACCTACTGAGAATTCGATACTTTCGATAGTGTTTTCTGAAGCCATTCTGTCCAGGTCTAATCCTGTAATCTTACATGGCCATACCTCTTCGAAGAGGTGGGTGTTAAGTACGGAAACTCCATCTTCAGCAAGTTCATTTACGATTACATTTTCCCAGTATTGGCTTGGTACCAAACCTCCACCAGCAATCATATCTTGGCATGAATAAAGCCAATCATGAAGCCATGTATCTGAACCTGCAGTAGTTAAAAGTTTACCTACTACTAAGTTACCTACAGTAACTCTACCGGCAGTTTTAACGTCCCGGTTAACGTCTCCATGAGCAACCTGGTCAATCTCTACATCTGGCAAAGTACAAGTTTGGAACAGATAAGTATTGATTGGGTGCTTAGGGAATGTGATACTCCAAAGGAATTTCTTTCTTGGATTCTTTACTTTTGCTCCCATGTTTTCTTAATTTTATTCGTTAACGTCCTGAATGGATACGGACTTAGATGCTTGGTCAATATAGATACCCATAGTGATTTCTTGCATCGGAACGATATCCTTGAATTTCAGGATTGCTTTGTATTTACCTTGACGAACATCGGCTTCATTGTTAACCGATAAGTCATTGTACGAGTTAGCATCTTGGTCACCCATCCATGTGTATTCAGACATGGCATCTTCATCTACCAAGTTATCCAGCATTGGTTTAACTTCTAGATAAATCTTATTCCAGGTGTTCCAGATATTTGGTTCTTCCAAATACTTTTCTAGAATAGGTCTAAGATTCTTTTTGAGATACAGATTCAATCTTACAATTGCAAGGAATCTTTCTGAATCCTGTTTTACCTGAGAAGAAAAACAATGCCACAGCAAAGTTTGTTTACCTTGGTTAGGAACATCTTTGATACAGATTATGTTTACATAATTCTGTGCCAATTCGTTGAGTTCTTTAGTTCTTGAAGGAGAACCATAGTTCGGGCATACCGGACCATTACCATCGTAGATAATACCACGATTCATACCGGCAAAGGATTTCCAAGGTCCGAATTGAGAAGCAGAAGCATCTCCTAATCCTGCAATAGTACCAAGAACATCTGAGTCTACCAAATTACCATCGGCATTGTAGTATTTAATACCACCACCGAAGTAAGCAACATATTTACTGTTACCTACAGTACCAAGGCAAGTTTGAATCCAAGTGATTATTGATTTCAAATCTCTTGGTTGGTCACCTTGAGTATAGTGAGTAGTATATTTAGGTACTTCAATGTAATAGGTATATTCTTGCAATTCCTTAACCATATCTACTGCAGCCTTGTGTACTTTAAGTACATCAGCGGATGCTTCAAGATGTTGGTCAATGTGTGAACAGAAGATTTGATATACATCTACATAATCCTTAACGAATTCCAGAGAAGCAATCCATTCGTCTGCCGTAGGAGTACTACCGGCACTACCAATTGTACCATTCAATTTTACTCCATCGGCAGTGATAGCAGCACCATTGAGTTTAATATCAATTGGGTTTCTTGTCCCATCTACATCATCAGTTAACCATTTGATGAAGTTGTTCCAAGATTTGATGTTCTCTGTCTTTTCAGTTAATACCGGAACGATATATTCTGAGTTCTTTGCAAATGCACTCAGAGCAAGGTAATCTACAGAAGTATCATTGTTATTGTTATCATCTGCAGTTTTGTAGGTTACTACTGGACCTTGTTCAAGTACCTGGCCATTAGCACTAATTACTTGATAGTAAACCGTGTTAGCCTGTTTGTAAATATTCACAGAGAAAGTTTCAGCACTACCAACTGGGTCTCCATATCCTTTAGTTACCAAACCAAAGCCAACAGCAACTGAACCAGAAGTAAACTTGAAAAGAGTAGAAGCCGTGGGTTCCTCTGGAGTTGCAGAAGCTACTACCGGAGAACCGTCTTCAGTAGCCTTAGGAGCAGATGCAGCTTTAGCTCTTGTTGCAGCAGATACTACACCTTTGGTTGCACCCTTACCAAGTACACGAATAATACGAAGCTTAGAACCACCATTGAAAGCCTTTTCGATGTTTGATACAGAACCATCTGGTACTATCTCAGAACCAAAGACTCTTTGGAATTGAGAGAAAGATGGGATAAGTTCTGATGGGTCATCATAAGGACCTTTAGTAGTTCTAGCCAATACACATGAAACTCCTAACATAGGAGTAGTTTGAAGAACATTTTCGTTCTTAAACTCGAAATTTACAGATGGTGAATTAGGCATATTTATACTAATTAAGTTAATTACTCATTTATTTAATACCCTCTAGTATTGAGCTATTTTACGTTAAGGTTAAGTAAATCTGATTCTTGCTTTTCGGTTAGTCCAATCAATACTGAGATGTCTTGAATTGGTACAAGTTCACCTTCTTCAGCAAGCTTCTCGGGTAAAATCCCATCCTTACAAGTGTACTGATATACTTTTTCAAGTAGACCCTGACTCTCATCTGGGTGGTCATAGTAATTACCTATCTCTATAAATAAGTTTCCTGTTGGTGCTACCCGACCATCTTCCCATTCTTCTAAGTTATTATAATAAGGTCTTACGTATCCTCGAGAAGGTAATGCTTCATACATAATACTATGAAGTAACCTCATATCGGCTTGAGTATTAGATACCAGGTGAATATCTAGAGTTATATCCTTTGTTTCATAGGAGAATTCAGATGCTTGGTAATTCCCACCTTCTAGCTTATCACCAATGATATATTTGTTAACACCTATATCACCATTATAGAATCCTTGCAGTTCAATGGTAATTCTAGGGCATGTCTTTGCACCCTTAACCTGATTATTACCTATACCAAATATAGGAATGAATTTAGGCATAGCATCTTTATCTGCCTGGAATCTCTTTTCATTCTCCTGTGATAAAGGTAAGTAATCTTCGGGGTTAAGAGTTAAACCTTTCTTAAGTGCTGTTTGTAATAGGCAAATATAAAAGGTTCTTTCTACGATTTCTTCTGTATTTACCATATTATATAAGTTGAATCATTAGCAGGGTATTCATAGTATAAGTACCACCATCACTAAATACGCATTCCCAATTTATGGATGTAGCATTGAAAAAGATACCTGCATCTTTCCTCATATGACAGGTAGCACTAAAACTACCCTGGTAAGTATTAGCTATACTACCATAGTTACTAAACCATGTATAGGTATTAATACCACTACCACCATTGTTTGAACTTTTAGTTTCACCAATTGAAGGTATTTTAAATCCCATAAGCTCCTCTGAAACTTGGGTTCCTTCGATTAGCTTAGCTCTATAACCAGTTATGGTAAAACCTGCTGAACCTTCCCAAGCATTAGGACCTTGGTCTTTAGGTACACTCAGATTAATATTGGGAGGGTCTACACGATATCCATAAGATATTTCTCCAGCTGTCTGAGTTACCGTTACAGTTTTAGTTAAACCACCCACTTGCTTGATAGTTAGAGTTCCACTAAGAAGTTGTTCAGTAGTATTCTTAGAAGTAATGGATACCTCTAGAGTCTTTTCTTCATTATCTGTAAATCTTAGTCCAGCAGTAAATGGTGGTTCTTCTAGGAATTCTGCCGTAACCTCTACATTTTCCCAATCTCCTTGGGGTGTACCATTAATCATTTCTCTACGTTGAGAAGTGATTGCCAAAGTATCAGAGCCACCCCTACCCAATATGTTTATGGCTTCCTTATCTACTTCTAACTTGTATTCGTAGTTAAGGCTGCCTTTCTTTTGAATAAGATTTACAGTCTTGGGTACTCCATTAACTGTAATGGTAAGGATGGCTTTCTTATCTGCTTCTGTATCATTCACTTTTAACGGATGTACCATTACAAGTGCAGGACCAGTACCAGATGTTTTATCTGCTTCAAAATCTGCCATTACTTTGTATATTTTCTGAGTTCTTTTCTTAATTGATTTCGTATCTCTTTCTCTAAAACCTTGTTTCCACCTGCAGCTTCGAAAGCTGGTTGCCATAAAGGACGTGGTGGAAGATTACCATCTCTACTACCATATTCCAACATGATAGCAATTTGATTAAGTGTTTTTCGAGAAGTTCTACCAGAGTATGTTATCTTCCTTAATCCTGGAGGAAGACCAACAAAGGTTCTGTCTTTCTGGGTTACCATAGTAACTGACCTTGCATATTGACCAGTAAGGTTTAATAATGTATGTGCTCCATACTTCTTAAGAGTAGCAGTAGCATGAGGAGGCCAAGAAACTTTGGAACCAGGTGGAGGTAGACCATTATTTAAACTACGTCTTACTATACGAAGAAGTTGATTACCAAACTTCCTAGTACCTAACTCGTACCCGAGTTTCATAATACTTGGAGTCTTGGTAATCAACCTCTCAGCCTGACGTTGTTTAACTGGGTCTACATAAATCTGAATATCACATAGATTATTCGAGAGGTTTATGTTAACCTTTTTGCTTGGCATCTTTATTCTTATTTAATCCCAACTCACTGGCAATCTTCATAAGAATATCTTGTTGCATGGATAACTTCTCTGCTACCTCAGTTTTAAAAGCCTCGAACTCTTCTTGCTTATAAGCCTGAGCTGGTTGTTGTTGAGGAGTTAACATACCATCGATAGTATGAAAAATATTATCGCATTCAGTAACTATTGCCTCATATTTATCTCGATTGTTGAGAATATTTACAGCATTAGTTCTTTGGATATTTACTTCGTTTACGATATTGCGTAAGTCAGTAGTATAATAAACATTATTATGAATACCTTCTGCAGCATCTGTAGGAAGGTATATTGTCAAAGAGGATACAGAATCTTGAATAACGATTTCTGTATTTGCGGCAAAGCTTCCATCTGGGCCAGTGGCTCTAGGTTTGCTTTCACCTACTTTTAATACTTGGGCCTTATCAAAGATTGGATACCCAGAACGTCTGTCTCTCTCTAAGGTGTATATGGTATCACCTTTCTGCAATTTAGAAAAAATCAAATCTTCCATGTTCATCTTTTATTAATTAAGTTTAAACCAAATGATACTGCACCTGGATTCCTTTGCATAAAGTCTACCAGGTTTAAGAATTGATAGTATCCAAATTGGTCAATGAGTGACTGTGCTTTATTTGCTACTTCCTTTGCTATCTCTGCATTGGGAGCAGGCAATGTAAGTTGAATAGTAAAATCTTTTAGTTGATTTCCATTGGTTGGTTCTTTCTTAATCTCTTCACTTTCCATATCGTTTTATCTTTAGGTGGGTATAAACGAAAAAAGGAGTACACCTATGTAAGATGCACTCCTTCCTAATCTGGCTTACGTAATGACGACGGTCATTATTAAGCCGGGGTTGTGGATGTAGTCTTAAGAGCTGCAACTACTGACTGGATAATGTTCTGGTCTCTCTGAGCATCTACTACTCAGTTGAGACGGGCAATTTCCTGGTCTTTAGCAGTGTTCTCGATAAGACACTTGATTTCCTGTTGGCCATTCTTGAGGTCACAACAGCAACCATCATTACAACCGCGGTCAGCGACGATTACGCCCTCACCACCAGATTTAACTTCTACTCCCATAATTTTTGAGTTTTAAGTTGTTAAACATAAATTTGATTTTTAAAGTTATTCGTATATGGCCATATACATTAATAATGCTATAGTATCGTATTATCAAGGATTAAGTGAAATATCTATGATATACATCACAAGTAGTGATTGGTAACTTAGTCGGATCTTTAGGAGTTAAAGTTAAAGTACCAATTCTGGTTCCTATAGGAAAAACAGTAGTATTCTTTTTTATTATATCTAAACGAATACCATTATCATTATCTCCATCACTTGATAGCATACTGATATTTACTGTAAAACCAGCAGGAACACCAGCAGAAGGATATAATTCCCAGTGATATTCGTAATCAGTATTTTGATTTGGGTCATTACTGATAGTTACAGGTCTACCGCTTTCACTAAATCTTAAGTTACTTAATTCTACTTGTTGAGTATAAGTACTACTATCTGTACCTGCTACAGATACATTAACTTCAATAGTAATGGCATCTTGAGCTAAAGTACCTAAGCCATAGAAATTACCTGACCGTATCTCAATATTACCAACCCAATTTTCATCTTTTATGGTATTTAATCTAATTATTCTAGGTCCATTATTATTTATCCTTCCCCCCAAATAACCTTCATTCATTGGGTCTTGGCTAACATAGGCATATAAAGCTTGATTACCGTTACCAGGTTGTTCAAATCTAACTTGCAGATTTCTTGCAGAATCTCCTTCGTTATTGGTTAATGCCCTGAAAGCCCAGTTATAGGAGTTATCTGAGTTCTGTCCATTATCAATAACTTGCAACCAATCTTCAGAAGGTGGTATGAATGTAGGCTTAATATACTTCTTGGTAAACTCTACGTTATTCCTTCGTAGACTTACATAAGATATAATATCCCTACTACCTGCACTACTACCATAGATATCACCCTCTAGAGTAATATTAGTAATGGTACTTCCTTCTTGTTTCCAACCAAATTCAAAAACTCTAGTATATGGTATTGGGTTTACTAGTAGGGTAATAGTGGGTACTGTCCCTACCTCTTTACCATTAATTACAACTTTATGGTTATATAAAGTTATGGTATGAGTACGAGGGTATTCGGCTAAGTTCTGTACAGAATTAGTAATACCTATAAAAGCATTTTCAGAATCCGATTGTAGAGTAGCAGATACCTGACCACTGGGTGAAGCTATTGCCGAGTTGTTTTCAGCTATGGCTCTAGAATCCAAAGAAGTAGGAGTACCCTCTACTCCATTGATAGAAGTATATTCTAGTATGTGTAAATCCATCCTTACAGAATTTTCCATACCCGTAGTACCTTCTAATTCAACTTCTGTTACGTTTTCTTCTACTGTACCATTACTATAGTTTGCAGTCCAAGATATTTCATACCGTGTAGAGATTGTTGCAGCATCTTGGGTAAATGCCCAACCATTTTCTACTTCAGCAGTACCATTATAAAACATTACACTACCAGACCGAGTTTGATTAGTAGTATTTTCTTTTACAGAAACCTCAAAATCATATTCGTAATTGATAGGATTACCACCAATTAAATCTACAGAAGCCCAATCGGTAACGGTAGAATCCAAATCGAAATCAGGTTGAACAGCAACTTTACTCGTTACTTTACCATTGATTAAGGTTTCTCTGTAAGATTGAAGTGTAACAGTAACAGCTTGTTCCAATGCAGAAAAATCTCCAGAAGGTATTGGTTCTACATAATCAATGAAATCCCTGGTAGTTACCGTAGCTGCCTGTTGTTCAACTGTCAAAGTTATCGAAGTATCACTACTACCAGTTTGAAATATAACGATATCTGCACTTCTTTGACTAGTAGTTGTATTCTCATCTACGGTTACTATGAGTGTATTAGATTGCTCTTCTACATGAATCCAACTTGGAGAACCCGGTATAGACGTAGTCCAAGTAGTATCTTCACTTTGACTTGTAACAGAACCGTTAACAATCTTATACCTTTTACTACTTATGGTAAAAGAGTAAGTACCACTAGGCTTAGCAGGCACTTGTTGATTTAAATCTTGAGTACCGTTATTTACCTTTAGTTCATAAGACCAAGCAACACTAGCACCTGCTTGAGTAGTTGCCATATCTAATTCCTTGCTACCATAGGTTAAAGTAAGACTTGCTCTACGAGAAGATTCAGAAGTATTTTCAGACAGAGTAATTCCTATATTATAACCATCTCCAGAAGCTTTGGTAATTTCTACATCGGTAATGTATGAAGATTTGGATTTTAGAGTTGGTGTAACATTATGCCAAGTAGAATCCTTACCATTAATTACATCATAATATCCCGACTTAACCAAACCAAAAATACTTCCTCCTACAGCAGGTGAATCACCAAAATTATCTACTACCTCTAATACATCTCGAGTAGATATTGTACCTGCAGCCTGATTACAAGTGATACGAATCACTTTATTAGAACCATTCTGTTCGTATGATACTTGGCCACTCCTTGTAGAAGTAGTTTGGTTCTCTTGCATACTAATACTTGTTCCTAGTACAGTTCCAATATGTTCAGTACTTGTTGCATGTATATAACTTACATTTTCTCTAGAACCCTCTACCAAAGAACCATTAATATACTTTTCACGATTACTAGTAATAGTAATAGACTTAGCAGTACCCAAAGCATCAAAGCTTAAAGTAGTTGGTGAAGCGGTGAATGTATACCGCCATTCTACTAAGTATGAACTTTGAGTTACCGTAACTTCTTTATATACAGTATCCATAGTTGCCCTTACTACTACGCTTCTTTGATTTGCAGTTGTGTTTTCTGCAACGGTCAAAGTAGTACCCGATAAACTGAATCCAGTACTAGCAGTAGGTATACTAAGTGTAGGAGTACCAATAGCATCAGATGCTGCACTAGTTGCACCTGAAGACCAATGATTAGTTCTTGGTGCCCTTGCACTTGCAGAGATTTGTGATGTACCACCTTGCTCAGTAAATGTACTTGGGTTTGCCGAAATAGAAACTACCCATGCACCCTGAGTTATATTGGTTATCTTGTTCTCTGCTTGGTATACATCGATTGAGGCACTGCCAGATTTACCATTAAGAGTAACAGTTAGAGTTCTGCTTCCCAATTTAGTTCTTGCCTTTGCAGTTGTACCAAGATTAGAACCAGATACATTCTCAGACCATACTACTGAAGCTCCAGAGTTAATAGTACCACCATCACTGGTTTTACCATTCCATCCCCAAAGCTGAGTATAGGTATAAGTTGGTGTAGCCGCAGTTCCTCCAGATGCAGGTATATCTGCAATAGTTCCTAAATATACTGTAGGTGTACCATAGGTTTTAACACCAGCTGCCTGAGTAAATGTGGCAGTTATCTTCTTACCTGATTCGGCTTGGGTAAAGGTAATAGATTCGGAACGAGTAGATAGTGACTTGTTTTCTGAAAATACCCATTTTGAGTCTACATTACTTACCCATGAAGGTAAATTATTCCTATCAAAGTTTACGATTATAGGTGAACCATAGATTTTACCATTTCTATATTCTTGCTTATATGAGGTAATATCAAAAATCAAATCACTTACACCTCCAAGGGCATCAGAAGTAATTTGAGTAGTCTGACTGCTAAATACATACTCGAAAGTTTGAGTTGCAGCTACCTGATTACAAGTAATGGTTAATTGTTTACCAGAACCTGGCTGAGTTAAGGTGTGAGCAAAAGTTCTTGCTGAAAGATTAGTGTTTTCTGAAGCTCTATATCCTAAATCGACAATCAAGGTAAGCCAATCTGGTAATGCAGGATAGGAATAATTTACCCACTCTATAGTGCCAGTAGCTACTCCATCCAATATTTTCTCCCGAGTAGATGCTATATTTGCACTAGAAGGTGTTGGTACTCCTCCCAAAGCAGTAAAAGATAATGTTGGATGCTCAACCGTAAATACATACTTATAGGTTACCTTGTGTATATCCTCAAGCTTTACAGTTTCATTATCACCATAGGAACTAGCATTGGAGATTTCCAAGCCTATATAATTTTCTCCCGTTCCTGTAGGAGAGAGTGCTAACAATTCAGCCTTGGTAGGGCATTCATTTGAATCCTTACCAAGGCCTACTTTAGTTTTGACAGCACTCCAAGTTGCTATCTCTCCCATATTAATCCAAGTTTGTGAATAAAAGTTGTTTCTTTAATTCATCTATTTCTTGTTTCAGAAGTTTGATACCTTCGATTGCCAATACTGACATCTTAGAATAATCTACTTCTTTAACCAGGATATAGGTTTCTCCATCTTTCTCAACCTTTTCGAATTCCTCAGGATTAGGAACTGATTCGGGTTTTACCGTATTCTCAGATACCAATTCAGGGAAATGTTTTTCGATAGATTGAGCAATAGTACCAATATCATGAGTACCTCTGATGAGGAATGAATCGGTCGGTATAGAGCAGATTTCATCAAGAGTATGTTCTAAGGGTTTAATGAAAGTCTTAAGTCTTTCGTCAGATTCTTTCCATAAACCAGAAGGAGCAGATACCTTCTTAAAGATAATCTCAGCAGTAGTACCCAACCCCAACTGGTCTCTTGTTACTCCATGAGGATTACTCATGTTCTGCATGTGAGTAGTAAGATTGGTTTGAGCATTGGTACCTGCAGCCTTAGCATCTGCAATAGCAGTAGCCTGAGCAGTAGATACAGGTTTATCTGCATCCGATGTATTATTAACATTGGCTAATCCTACTTGAGCTTTAGTTACTCCATGAGGGTTAGATTTGTTAGCAATATGCAAATCTACCTTTTCATTTACATCCATATCTGCCTGAGCTCTAGTTGCAGCTTCATCAGTAATTAACTTCTCTACTCGAGTAATCTCCCCCTTGCGGTCATTGACTTCTTTGGTGATATTACTCTGAAGAGTAGCATCTGCTGTTTCCAGTTCTGTCTTAGCATCTGCAATAGCTTTTTCCAGGGTAGTCTTCAGAGTAGCATCTGCATTGGTACGGTCTGTAACTTCTTTATTGATACTTGCCTGGAGTGCATCCTTAGCAACCTTTATGGCAGCATCTCTATCCAATACCTCTTGAGCAATATCATCAGCCAATTCTCCTCTGATTGCCTCATCGGCAGCAGTTCTTGCAGCAACCTCATCTGAGATTTGTTTAGGCAAGGTAGTATCAAGCTTAACTTTATCTGCTGCAGTCATAACACCGGCTTTAGTAGTAGTAACTGCTGGTATGCTAATAGAAGAAGATGGATTAGCCTTATAAATATTACCCTTACCTTTAGAAGCTGAATCGTAAAGTAAGTTTACATTATTACCATTAGCCTCGAATCTAACCAGGGATGATACAGAATTTATAGGCAAGCCATTAGCTACAGCTTCAAGAGCTTTACCTTTAGCACCATCAAATGCAGTACCGGTGATTTCACCGATGATTAAACCTCCAGAAACAATCTGTACCCAAGTAGTACCTGACCAACGGAATTGATATCCTGGATGGTCTGGGGTAATATCCTTATAAGATTTGCCAGCTTCACCCACTACTGCAGTAGTATGGTCAGCATCAGTATACAATTTGATGTTAGTTACCTCATTAGTAGCCGATACATCGTAAGTAGCATATACATCGATTACATCATCTACATAAGAAGGTAATTGACCTGCAGGTACTTTACCATTTTCATCCAGAGATGCCAAACCATTAGCCTGAGCCTTAGTTGCCTTGAAAGCATCCAGAGCAGCCTGAACATCAGATATATCCTCGGTGAGTTCCGTTTTCAAAGCAGTATCGGCAGCAGTTCTATCTGATATCTCCTTATCAATCTTGGTATTTAAGGTATTATCGGCTGTTGTACGGTCTGATACCTCTTTATTGATTGCTGCTGTGAGTTCTTCTTTCAAAGCCGTGTCTGCAGACTTACGGTCTGATACCTCTTTATTGATTGCTGTAGTAAGCTTGGTATCCAATGCCTCATCTGCTGCAATACGAGCAGCTTCTTCTGCATCGATATTACCTTGAAGCTCAGTTTTAGCAGTATTGATATTACCATTAAGTTCATTCTTTAATGCCGTATCGGCAGCAGTTCTATCCTGAACTTCTTTATCTACTTTAGCTTCAATACGAGCTAACTCAGCACCATCATCCGAAGAAGACTTAATCTGATTATCCAACGCTTTAACTGCCGATACAAGGTTCTCTGAACCAGCCAGGTAATTAGTATCATCAAGTCCAGGTAATCCCAAACTGTCTGTAAGACCAACAGCAGTTTTTACTTTGTTAATCTTAGTATCAGTTTCTGACTTATCTACATTGATACGTTTTTGAACTTTACCGAAAGCCTGAGAGGTAGTATCTGTAGCCTTGATTGCCAAATCTGTAACGGTAGTACCTTCATTTTCAGAATAACCGTCCAATTTAATATCGGTACCATTAAGTACTGGGTTTGAATCCAAACGATGAGTATTAATGGTATGTGCATTGGTTGCATCGATATTATCTTGTAGGGTTTTATCTGCAGCTTTACGAGCAGTCTCCTCGGCAGTGATATTCGTTTGTAACTGAGTATCAGCAGCTTCTCTTGCATCTTCCTCATCATCAATACGAACTCCCAAAGCATTGTCGGCATTGGTACGGTCTTGGATTTCTTTATCTATCCTTGCACCCAATGCAGTATCAGCTTCTGTACGGGCAGTTTCTTCAGCAGTGATATTATCTTGTAAGGTTTTATCAGCAGCCTTTCTTTCAGCAATCTCGGTGTCAATACGAACTCCTAAAGCAGCATCAGCAGCAATTCTTGCAGCTTCTTCAGCATCCAAAGCATCTTGAAGAGCCTTATCAGCAGCCTTTCTTTCCTCTGCTTCAGTTGCCAAATCAGTAGAGTTCTTATCAATCTTGGCTTCCAATCGAATATCTTCTGCTTTACGATCAGCAATTTCGGTTTCAAGTAAAGCCTTAACTTCCAAATAAGAGCCAGAGATATTATTCTGAATACCCTGGATTAATTCCAGGTTTCTCTGAATATTGGCAGAGTTCTGGTTGATAAGAGCATCTTGGTTATTTGCCCTTGCCAGTAGTTCAGTACGAGTTTCAGTAACATAAGTTCTTAAATCCTCTACTGTCTTGGTTAAGGTAGTACTCAGAGTGGTAAGCTTGGTATCCAAAGCTTCATCACCTTCAACTCGTTTTTCGGTTTCTGTCTCAATCTTCGTAGTTAACTCATTTAACTTCTGAGTTATGGTTGTTGCGAAGTTGGGGTCATCACCGAGAGCTTTAGCAATCTCTTCAAGTGTATCTAATACACCGGGAGCAGAACCAATAATTTTCTGGATTGCAGCTTCTACTTCGGCTTCTGTTTGGAATCCTGAATCATTCAGAAGTTCTGAAACTTTTGTGATATAGTTAGCATGCTCAGCTATACCATTTAATTTCATCAGAAGGATATCGGTAAAGTCATTTGAAGAAAGTACTTTACCATCTACCTTATCTACCTTCTTAGATTCAATTGCCTGGATAGCCGTTGTACGGTCTGATACTTCCTGAGCAATCTTATTTTCTAATAGGGTATCTGCATTCTTACGGTCGGCAACTTCTTTATCAATGTTCACCTGAAGAGCAGTATCTCCAGCTAAACGAGTATTGGCTTCATCGGATATATCCTTAGATAAACCGTTTACTTCGTCTTTATGATTTGCTATTGCAGTATCCAAATTGGCCTGTATAGCATTCTCTCTAGCGGTTGCTCGGTCTTTCTCAGTAGTAATTGCTACTGTATTAGCATCTACCTTTGCTTTGATTTCATTTAAACCTGCAGTAGAACCTGTTTCCAAGGAATCAATTCTATCGCTTAGAGTTTTATCGGCAGCTTCCCGGTCTTTAACTTCTTGAGTAACCTTACCTTCTACTCGAGTAATCTCAGAAGAAGTTTGTTGGCTCAAGTTAGATATCTGACCTTCAATCTTTGTTTCCAAGGCAGTATCTGCAGACTTGCGGTCTCCAATTTCCTTATCCAGGTTTACTTGAAGGATTTGGTCTGCTGCCTTACGTTCTGCCGTTTCTGTTCCCAGAGCAATATTGGTTGTATCAATACGAGAACTTAAATTGCTATCGCCATTGGTACGGTCCACAATTTCCTCATTAACCATATCCTTAACTTCCTTGTAGTTATCGGCAATGGTTTTATTCATAGCAGTAATTGCCTCAGAGTTCTTTGTGATATTTGCTTGGTTAGTAGCAATTGCCGTAGTATTGGCATTTACCTGAGCAGTTAACTCATTCTTAACCGTATTGATAGCATCTTGGATTGATAAAGCCAAATCCGAAACTCGCTGAGTAAGAGCAGCAATATTATCAGTATGGGTTTTATCAGCATCCTTTCTATCTGAGGCTTCTTTATCAATATTTGCTTGCAGGGTAGTATCGGCATCTTTACGGTCTTGGATTTCTTTTGCCAAGTTATCCTTAACTACTTGAAGAGCAGTGTTTCCGGTTTCAGAAGAATTATCTACATACTCCTTAAGTTCTTCCTTAAGAGCAGCATCAGCTTCCTTACGTTCTACAACCTCTTTATCAATATTGGCTTGTAATGTAGTGTCTGCAGCAGTACGGTCTTCAATTTCTTGGTTTACCTTTTCGGTAATTGCTGCCAACTTCTTTGTGATAGTTGAAGCAAAATTAGGGTCATCTCCTAATGCCTTAGCAATCTCTTCCAGAGTATCAAGTACTTCTGGTGCAGAACCAATAATCTTTTCAATAGCTGCCTCTACTTCGGCTTCTGTTTGATAACCAGCATCATTTGCCAATTGAGATACAAGAGTAATGTAGTTAGCATGTTCCTCGATTCCATTCAATTTGGCAAGTAAGAGATCGGTAAAATCATTCTTAGTTAAAGAATAACCCTCTCTCTTGTCTACCTTCTTGGAATTGAGGTCTGCATCTGCGGCAATACGAGCTTCCTTCTCGGCTTCAAGAGCAGCTAATACATCAGTCTTATCTCCATCTACCTTTTCTCCCAAAGCAGATATCTTCTGGTCAAGGATTTGGTCCTGAGCAGTACGAGTTGCAGCTTCGGAATTAATATTAGTCTGAAGAACCTGGTCTGCAGATTCCCGAGCTTGAGCCTCTTTATCAATGTTTACCTGGAGGGTATTATCTGCATTGGTACGGTCAGCTACCTCTTTGGTAATTGAATTCTGAAGAGTTTCATCGGCAGCTTTACGATTTACTACCTCATCAGAAAGTTTACTTTCTAAGGCAGCATCACCAGTTTGACGATTAGTGATTTCTTCAGTGAGTTTCAACTGAATGTTTGCATCTGCATTTGCTCTCAATTTGGCTTCTGCAGCAATGTCTTGTTTGAGCTCTGCCTTATCATTGATATGCAATGTATTCAGTTGGTGAATACTTTCTGATAAAGCATCGTCAGCCGTTTTACGAAGCTCAGCTTCTTTATCTACCAAGTCTTTAGCATATGCCTTAGCTTCTGCCAATGAACCAGTAGTTTCATTTCTGAGGTCTGCAATGTCAGCAGTATTCTTATCGACTTTTGCTTCTATCTTATCTATCTTATTGATAAGGTTAGTAACTGCAGTGTCGATTTTATCATTAAGTAAATCCACTGCCTTAATGAAATTAGAGTTAACCTCACTAATTTGGGTACTCAGTTTCCCTTCCTCCTCCTTAGCTCGGTTAACTTCATCTGTCAGTGCATTACGTAAATCCGTTAATTTGTTGGTAATTGTAGTAGCAAAGTTGGGGTCATTTCCCAATGCTTCTGCCAATTCCTTTAATGTATCAAGTGCATCATCGGCACCATCAATCAAATCACTGATAGCTTGTCTTACCTGTTCTTCAGTTTGGAACTTAGTATCATTCTCCAACTGAGAAAGCTTAGTGATGTAGTTTGCTCTTTCTTCAATGCCTTCCAGTTTCTCTTTGAGTTTATCCGTGAAGTCATTTTTAGATAAGTCGTATCCTTCTCTCTTATCTACCTTATTGGCAATAGAAAGAACGAATGCCCAGAACTCATTAATAGTTCCAGCAAACCCGGCCTTTACGAAGTCATCAAAATAACCTTGTAAAAGTCTTTGGTCAATTTCTTCATTTGTGTAATACTTACTTACGTACATATTGTTATTATTTTAAGGATTGATTACTTGCTTACCACAGAAGAAGTCAGAATTCTTATCTCTGAATGGTTCTCCTTCTTTTCCACAGAAGGCATTCATTGGAATATCTGGATGTTCTGGGTCTGGGTCTCCCCCGTCTTCAATATCACCTCTGATTATTGCATAATCTGGAAGTTGATTGATACGGAATTTTATCACCTGGCCAATACCCGGATGAGGTATTATCTTATCCCAAACTTCTCCAAAGTAATCTTGAAAGCAAGTAACGAACTTACCTCCGGTCATAGACTGGAATGTAGTAACGTCTAAATTACTTTTCTTACTTTCAATATGTACTCCAGATGTACCGTTCAAGACAATCAGGTTACTGTCAAACCAAATACCGTTTCCGGTATTAACTGGTTTCCATCGTAACATTAACATCTTTGCCATATACTTTTCAATTTTGTTCTACGAATTGTATCTTGGTATCTCGGTCCCTTTTTAGGATAACCATGAAAACCAAAGCTTCATCCTTGGCTTGAGCAACCTGTGTATCTCCCGAAGGTTTATAAGTTATACCATTAATTACGAACCTATCTTCAGACCAGTTAAAATCCCAATAGCCTTCTGGAGTTAAATGTCCCAGTTGTTCTATATATGATTTAGTAACCAGTATTGATAAATTCTCATCATCGAGTTCTCCAGTTACTGTTGCCTTATTAATTGGCCAGTTTCTGAAAGCATTATAATAACATAATGCCTCAATGGGTATCTTATAATATTTAGGGATTTCATCTTCTCCATGACTTAGGAGTTGATTTACATTCTTTGCCCAAGTTATAGTTTGCCTACCAGCATCTATATCCAAGAAGTCATTTATGATTTTCTTGTATCTATCCCAAGACCGGTTCTTAACCAATCTATGAGGAGTCTTGGTCATCGTTTTCTAATTAAGGTTCTACCATTACGTTTTACTGGAGAGCTGGGGTTTGGCCCATCTATTAATCCAGGTCTTCTTCTGTCTACTACTCTTGGAACTACTACATGACTTGCTTGGTCACAGAATGGTAAGTAGATTTCCAATCGTCCAGCTAACATACAAAGGTTTTTTCTTAACTCGTCTATGATACCACCAGGTTGCATTGCTTGAGAAAATGTTTTCCATAGGGAAGATGTTGCATCGGCAAGTGTATCATAGTACTGTACTTCAGTAGGCCCAGTTGTGATTTGTTTGATTCTATCACCTCGAGCTTGTTCCGGTTTAGAAGAACCATCACCAACTTGTTCTTTGGTTGAAGTAAGTTGACTTAGGTATTCTCCTGTACTTGTTAATAAATTAAGAAGCTTAACATTGAGATAATCCCATGCTGCCAATTCCATAATTAGTTGGTTTTCTAGAGCTTCATACATTAACTCATCATTATATTTATCCAGTGGGATAATATGATTTACTAGCGGTTGGATATATAACTGCCATTTAGTTATGTACATTGCTTTCTCTTCTGATGACATACCATCTGAGATTTCTGAAGGAATGTAATAATTGATTAGGTTATATATACTATCAGTTAATGTAGTTTTGGACTCGGTATTTACAATTATGGTTTTAGTTGCATTTAAGTTAAGTCCTTCGGAGTTCGTTATGTTCAACGCTACTGTATAGAATCCGGACTTTTCATAAGTATAAGTAGGTTGTTTAACATCATAAACGGACCCCTTATCATCACCAAAGTCCCAGTCAAAAATGGCCTTGGCTGGGACTTTGGTTAATACTCTAAATGAAACTTCCAGACCATTCGCAATAGCTACAAAGTCTAGATTGTCCATGGTATCTTATTTTTTAGATTCTTCGAACTCTTCCAACAGAACCTGAATCAGAGTTTCAACTGTATCACCTTTGTCGGCAACAATTTCGTGACGAGCAGCGATAAGGGTTGCTTCTTCGAGAGTATAGGCTTTGGCAATCTTTTTGATTTCCATACCTTTTTCGAACTGAGCATTCAGTTTCTTTTCCAACTTATCGATGTCATCATTGGAGTATTTGTCGACAGCTTTCTTATCAAGAACCAAACGCAGGTGACCTGAATTCAAAGCCATCTGAATCTTTTTAGTTCTGTACTGTCGAGCACTCAATTCTTTTTCTTCTCCTCTACAAATTGTAATACCTGTAGATTGGTCATGGAAGCTGTAAGCTTTAGCACCTACAGTTACTTTATATTTATCCATAATTTTACTAAGTTTTTAGATGTTTAAAATTAGAGGTAGGTCCTCGCAAAACCTACCCCATCAAGAAATGGAATTATTTGTAAAATAAACCAGGTGTATTATTACTCAAGGTTAACCAAGAGATACGGGTCAATGTTCATAAATTCGGGGAATCCAGATTCTGAGAACTTCTTCTCTGCAGACAGAATCAATGCAGCATCCTGATACATCTTAGAGAAGCCTGTAGTCAGAGTGGCATAGATTGCCTGAGTCTGATTTGATACGATTCTTTCTGATTCAAGCATCAACTGTTTTGCAGTCAGCTTAATCAAAGCAGCAGTTGTATCAATCAACAGCAAACCTTGGTCAGGTGTTCCCGGGTGAATGTAGAAGTTAGCATTCTTAGGTACCGGAGACTTCACATTCAGTGTAGCTTCAGTTGTACCAGAATGACGTTCTTTGAATTCCGGCAAGTTCAGCATTTCGATTGCCTGGTCTTCACCACCAATCATAGTAGTAAAGTTACGTCCCATACGAGCAGCTCTTACCCAGATATGCAGCAAATCTTTGTAAGTGATACCATTCGTAGTTTCGTATACACCGATAACCGGAGCAGATTCTGAACCATCTGGTTTGTTACCATTGATAACAACATCCATGGCCAGAGTATCCATTGCATAACCGAGCTGAACACCGAAGTCACGAAGGTAGATTGCCAATACATCAAGAGATACGTAGTTACGAACTTCATCAGTAAGTTTGAATCCCTTACCAATTTTGAAGAGACTTACTGATTTCTGTCCAAAGCTTACATCTCCCAATGGGATAGTTTCTGCTTCATTAACCTTTGCAGGAGCAGCATCGGACATGTTAATCATCGGCATGATTGCGCTAAGACCACTGATTGACTGGTCAGAAGCAATAATCTCCGGATAGAACGGAGCCTGGCGCATACCAAGAGTGATGGCAGAACGAATGATTTCCGGAACAATCCAACGAACATCTTGCTGAGGCATTGTGAAGATGTTTTCCATTGTGTCGATTTTCGGATTGATATCCAACTTCTCAAACAATTCATCTTGGGTAATACCCCATTTACCAGTGGTAAGTTCACCTAATGTGATGTCCACAGGTTTCTTGTTCTGTGAACCTTGACGGTAAGCATCCAACTGCTGTACCATTTGAGGAAGTTCTTTTGCGAAGTCTTCTCTCTTCAATTTTGAAATATCAACTTTTTCCATGTTTCTTCTTCTCTTATTTAATAAGTACTTGAATTACCTCGTTTGCCTCATCTGCAGGTATGATGGCAATGAAAGGTGTAGCATCTGTTGACTGATTTGCTTTTACAAATCTGTCGTTCAGCAAGTCACCAGAGGGAACTACATATCCTGCTTTTAAGTCAGCAGCATTAGATACCCAGTTACAAATCATGTAACCTTCTACAGCAACAGTTACCTCTACTGGGAATTTGTTCTGTGCCTGGTAAGCAGGATTTACATTGTCGGTTACTGCCACTCCGATATATACCTGAGTAGATTCAGTGTAAGGTTCAATTAAACCGTCTTCTCCAAGAGCTACCGGCATACCTTGCAAAATTGTTTCACCATCTTTTACACAGAAAGCTTGGTGCAATTTGTGTGATTCACTTTTGTAAATCACCGCTCTTGGGGTCTTTTCCCCAAACAGCGTCATTGGCTGGTCTTTGTTTACGATTTTAGTCATAACAGTGATATTTATCGATTATTACTTGAATTTCTTCTTGTACAAGTCTTCAAGGGTTTCCGAAGTAGACTTGGCTTCTGCATTTGAAGTAGTTGCAGGTTTTTCAGTTTTACCCTCATTTTCATTCTCTGCAACAGAAGAAGCACGGCTTACATCGTGAGAACCACAGCTTGCACATACCATTGGGAATTTTTCTTCCAGACGACTCTGATAATCCTTAGTCAAGGAGATAAGAGTAACGATGCCAGTAGTTTCGGCATTCAACATTGTAACAATAGTTTCATCGGCTTTGTCACCCATCAGCTTCTTGTAAGTAGCAACGGCACTTTCACGGAGAGAAGCAATATGATTCTTTCCTACAGTTGCCATTTCCTTCAAGTTTGCAACTTCTGCATTCAGGTTGGTAATCTGTTCTGTAAGAGAAGATTTCTCTGTAGTAAGATTATCTACCGTTGTCTGAAGACTGTTTTTGGATGATACCAAGCTTTGAATACAAGAAATAACTTCTTCCTGAGTCATTTCTTTGCCTTCTGCCAGAGATAACATGTTATCTCCGAAAAGCTTTTCTAAAAATTCTTGCAATTCTTTGTTCATATTTTCTTTATTAGGATTATGATTTTCTTGGGTACCATTATCATTAAAAGAATCTGGAGTATTGTCCTTTTCTTGGAATGAGTTGAAGTCTGTTTTGTAGTCAGTAAAGAAGTACTGTTTGGACTTGTCATCCCGATATTCCTCATAAGAAGACCAGGTTCTTTTTGCAAAGGTTGGATTAATGATTTTACCATCTTCACCAATCTTTTGAGCAAAAGAATCGGCTCCATGAGATACCAGAGATGTTTCCATATAACGAACTACTTCAGTAACTACTCTACGAACCATTTCACCCTTAGAGTCATAAGTACCAAGCTTCTGGTAGAATTCACCATCTTCCATTCCTGGGTGTGATTTATCCCACTTAAACTGTACTGTTACCGAGTTACTATGAATTGAAGGAGGTTCCATAAGAATACCTCTAGCAATTCTTGGGTTAGCTTTACCATCAATCTTCAAAATACCGTTGATACCTGCAGGTATAGTAAAGCTTCCATCCTTATAAGACTCCTGCCACATTACTTGAGATACAGCTCCAATTGCATTACCAATATTTGTTTCATGGTCGCAATTTACTGTTTGCCCGAGTAACAGTTTCATGGAAGCCTTAAGTACTCCATTCTGACCAAAGTCAGTAGGATTCCAGTTCTTAGATACAATCGTTTCAGAAAGTAATCTGAACATAGGTTCAATGAACTCTTCATCCTTTGGAGTAAGTTCTGATTTATCAAGGTTTGGATAATAGGTATTATAATCTATATCTCCTCCCCAAAATCCAAATTGAGCAATGGTATCCGGTGTCGGAGTCTTCCATTTGTAATAATTCTCTGAGAAAGCCTGGGCTCCAACTGCTTCTGGGATATACCCAGCCATAATGGTATGACCCTGGCCAATCACCATTGAATCAAGATGCTCTTTGTTTCTTTTAGTAAATTTACTCATCTTGCTTTTGTATTTTGGTCTCCACGAGATGGAGCCGGATTAGTTTTATCTCTTGACCTACGAGCAGATTGATTTTTATCATCTTGCCTTTGCTTCTTCTTAGTTCCTTCTTGAGGGTCTGGGTTACCGCCTTTAGCAAATTGGTCCTCAAGTGAAACTCTTGGTTCATTCTCATCAGGAGAATCATAACCCATTGCCCAAGCATATTGGTCTTGGCTAATGATACCAGCCTTATATAATAAATCCAGGTTTTGGATTTTATACTGAAGACCTTGTTGAACCTTAACTTCATCAGAGATAGTTGAAGTTCCCCATGATATCTTTATTCCCTTATTATCAAAGCCTGCCAGACGCAGTTCTAGAGAATAAAGAAAATCCAATACATAAGTTACAAGCATTTGGATATTTTTTAACTGGCTGATTAATTTAGACAGCATTATACCCGTTGCTCCTTCTCCTGTTGTTGAACTAACTCCAATAAGGTTTCCATTAACTCCCAAACCATTTGCAACTGATTGCTGATTCATATTCCAGGGTTTCTCAATATTACCAAGTTCCTTGGTAGTTGAATTGAGTTTAAACTCATGGTCATCAATGTAACCAGTTACTATACCGTCTTTCATACCATTACGAAGATTTCTTTTCAAATCTTTTAATGTACGTTCAAGACGATTCTGGTAAGCTTGTAAGCTTTCATTTGGATTCTGGTCTGGTTTAGTCATCTTAGCTTCCAAGAATCCTACCATACCAACCATTTCCATTATGTGTTTGAAGTTAACCTTCATATCATGTTGGCCTTTTAATGAATCCAATGCTGCCATAAAAGGAGGAATCCCATAAGGTTCATCAGTATCATTAAACATACCAGCATACACATAAGTTTCTGGGTTTAGTTTGATATAATCTTGGTGCTTTACGAAGTAATTCTTATTCCTCTGGTAAGGAGAATATACTCCATTGTTCTCTCTTTTGAAAACAATGTTCTCGGGTCTAAGGAATAAGACTGTGTCCAAACCATCCAACATATCATTGGGAACTCCTTCAACAGATATAGCTCCACTAACAAGGCATTGTACAATCATCTTATTAACTAGACCGTCTATACCAGCAGTATACCTGGACCATTTCTTTGTAGCTTCGGTAAGATGTTTTCTCATCTTATCTGCTTCGGCATCTGAATTATTTGGGAATGTTACCGTATGACCGGTGTTTGCCAACTTAAACATATCCTGCAAAGCAATGCCCATATCCGGATTTACCTTATATAAATCACGAATCAAAGGGATTACTTCAACACGAAAAGAAGGGTCTACCATTACGGTCATCCCTTTCAGAGTACTGAGTAAAGAGTTATCTTCATCCACTGATACTCTACCAGGAGATATAGCAGCAGCTTTTGGCTTGCTTGGCTCCTTGTTTGATTCAGGAGGTGGGTCTTTCTTTCTACCCCAACTCCAATTAAAATTGAGCTTTTTCATTTCGGTTGTACTATTACGTTAGTTTTTCCTTTTCTTATGTGATTACAGATTGCTTTACCGAATATAGAGTCATCTGCATATACATCCCCTTCTAGGTCTACATCTACTGTAGAATTATTAGCTCTATGCTTACCCATTGCAACTGGCCTACCTAAACCATCATATATGAAGGTATATGCTTCTTGAACAAAGAAAGGGTCTTTAACAGTAATATTATCTTCTCGAATATCCTGTTCAAGTCCCTCTACAATAACAGAACGGTTCTTTTGTGTAGTTAACCATCCTGGAGATTTATCTACCTCAGGTCTAGATTTACCTTTCTTCTTAAGCATTTTCTGATAATAATACAGTTTAGGATAACCTTCAGTTTGAAGAGCAGAAGTTACTGCTAATCCAACATCATTGGATTCTGGAGCAATGGTAGCAAAGTTAAACAAATGCCCTGTATCTCCAAGTAACCTTGCATACTTATCTACTGAAAGTCTACCTTTGAATACTGCTTGTTCTTCTCCTTGTTTATCCATGCAAGTAAATGCAGAGTAGTCAGAAGACCTACCAGTTGAAACGTCAGCACCAATGAAATATTCCTTATCTGGTGCTGGTTCCAAGAATTGCCGATATTGACCATTAAACCTTTTCTTAATAACCGGATAATCACTAAGACAGTCTTCGATAGCTTTTATGTCAGCTAAGTCGAAGACCGTATTTCCAGATGATAAGAAGTCACCATCAATTTCTTGTGCAGTTCTTTTAGTTCCCAAAGCAGAAGACATTTCATTATACCAATTAATGTCTCGTTCTGGGTGCATTTGCCAATACAATCGAAGTGGGTTAAATGGATTCCCACCTGCAATAGCATCAACCCAAGTAGAGTGATAAAAGTTACCAACTCCATAGGGAGTGGAATTGATGATAGCAGCTCCACCAGTGGAAAGAGTAGGAAAAGCGGCTGCCCAGATTTGGGCTGCCCATCTAACTACTGCTGCTTCATCAATTACCAGTAAGGATAGAGATTCTGAACGACCGGCTTCTGAAGACGTTGGGATAGATTCTATGAATGAGCCATTATCGAACTCTATCATTGATGCAGAACCATATTCTCCCGAACGACCATTTATAATCGGTGTCTGTAAATACCATGGCAGGTTTTTGTACATGAACTTAATCTTCTTAAGTACCTTCTTTGCTGTTGTGTCCTTGATTGAGATAATGTTAATCTTCTTGTTAGGATGATACATTGCCAACCATAGGCAGTACATAGATATAAGCTCCGTAATACCTGCCTGCCTGAACTTAAGCAGAATATTGAAACGTTCTTTTACGAAGTTATACAGAACCGATTTTTGATACGGGTAAAGTTCAAATCTTACCTTTCCCCTCATAGGGTGTATCACATAAGTGAAAAGGCTAAAGTAAAAAACATCATTACTAACTTTAGCAAGTGTTGCTAGTTCTTCCCTTGTAAGAGCAGATGTGTTAGTTTCTATGTTAATCTTCTTTGCCATAATCAAAAGTTATATGTTACTGAAAACTCTAAGTCAGCTTTTATTCCCGAAAAGAACTTCGGATAATGAAAAGCATTTATACCAAGTTTATAATTGAAATTAGTAGTCTTGATTGAAAGGCCTGTCCCTATGTCTAACATTTGATTAAAGACCCTATATTTACCATAAACGTATGGACTTAGAGTTAGTTTTCTAATTCTTTTTTGAGTTAATTGACCTTCATACCAATTGTACTTATACTTATCTAAGTCCATGTTAAACATTCTCGTTGAATAGGAGTTTGTTTCCTTGTTGAATAAACTTAGGTTCAATTGGTTTTTATCCAAGGTAAATTGGACCAGAGAATCTTCTCTACTAATTCTATTCGAAGTAACCGCTGTTGAATCAGAAGCTTGGGGTTTAGTCGAATTGCTACTGTTTCGATAGAAGTCGTAGAGAAGAATTCTCTGGGGCTGAACCAATTGTGTATATGGTGATTGGGGCTTGAAGTTCTCTTTCAGTTTGATTGTATCAGGAATGCCAATGACCGATGAATCAGGAAGTTGTCTGATATATGAATTCAGTTTGTAATTCCTGAAGCAAAGGTAAATAGTAAATCCTAGTAGCAAAAGGAACACTACGTCTTTAAGTGTCTTCTTCATCTCGTAACTTCAGATAACTATCTTTGGCGATGAACTTATCAATGCAAAGATGGATTAATACTTTCATACTCGAACTCAAATCAAGAGTCGGTATTCTTAACTTAATCTCCAAACCCTTAGAATCTTCGGTAATGGAAACTTTAATTCTTCCTCGATGATTCTTAACGAGTCGGTTATATAAGGCAGCAACCATGTTAAAGATTGCTTTCAGATTCTTCGGTGTAATTTCTGAACGATGTAAAATTTTCTTGGTCATATCACTGTAATTTTTAGGTTCATACGAATATAGTCAACTAGCTCTAAATCAGGTACTTGGCATCAATTTGCCAAGTCTTGGTACTACCTAATTCATTCAAAATCAATCAGTTAGGTTTGTAGCTTGTTTTCCCTTTCCCTTAACAATCCCTATCCTTTCAGATTGTATTTTGGAATTATTCCTTTCCTTCCTTCTTACCTTCTTACCTGGCTAATAGCCATTATATATATAGGGGGAGGTCACTGAAATTATGGTACCTTTTTAAGGCATCTCTTGAACCATACAGAAATTTCATAAACCGACCCTTTAGCTATGGTATACCTTGCCTTGTTAAGCCAGTAAAGGTAATTGCCTTCATCCATGAAAATCTTGTAGGCTTTAGGAAATCCCATAATTGCTTTGAAATCTAAAATCCCAAGAGGGTAACCATCGGGTCGGAACTGTCTATCGGCAGGTCTTAAAGTTAGAGGAGCTTTATCTAACTCTAATCGATACACTCCTGGGAGAGTACTCATCTTTGCAGTTTTAATGGGCCATTTCTTTTCATTCTTGAAGTCACTATTCCACAATAACTGAATCTTTCTAACTGTTAGATTTTTCTTTGCAGGAAGCTTTCGATAATCATACATTGCCAAAGTCTTTTCAATTGGAATGTTATAATTCAAGGGATTCTGGTAATCGTTAAGTAGATTTCTAGTAATTGTTGGAGTTTTTACTTGGAATACTTCATTAAAAGCATCCAAGTATTTCTTACCAGTTTTCTTATGAACTCCAACGATAACTAAACGTTTCCTTGATACTTGGGAGTTCCCATAGTCGGAAACGCTTCTTTCGTGAAAAATAAGTTTATAGTCCTTAAAGGCTTCCTGAAGGTATTTATTTGGTAGAAGAGATAGCAAACGAGGCAGGTTTTCTATAAGAAAAATCTTAGGCTTGTAATAATTGATTCCCTCTATTACTAGATTTAAACTTCGGTTATTCTTAGGTTTGCCCAATTCTTTTACTTTTGAAAGCCTCATAATAGACGACATACCACAGTCTGGAGAAGATAAAATAACATCTACTTTCTCATCAAACTCAGGTAAGTTATATCCTTTATAGAATGGTACACCCTTAAAATTAGTCTTCCATTGCTCTTCACCTGGAGTATGAAATACTCCTCGAGGTTCAATATTCCCTAATAGGTGCTTCCTAAAAGGGAAGAGCAGACCTCCTTGGCCTGCACATATCCCTAATACATTCATTTCTTGTAACTTCTTAGTTTTACATATTTAACCCAGGCATAATGTTTCCTAACCTTGGTATAATCAAGGTCATGGTCATTATTATGGGCTTCTTCTTCAAAGCTTACATCATGATATCTTTCGCTTTGCTTGTTCCATTTAGCAAAGAACATGATGATTAAGTACTCGATTGCATACCATAAGTAGTAGAATATCCACAACATCTCTTGCATTTGTTTGAGATGAATATGCTCATGATTGTAATCATAGGTGTCAAACTTAGCACCTTTTCTCACAAAGACAATTCCGAATAAGTTCATTGCCTTGTATCCCTTAAATGGGATGAATTTGTTGTAAATTACCTTCATTATATCTTGTTTTTAAAGTTTTCGTAAGCGTTCTTTAACTTCTGGTCATAGGCATTTTCAGCATAACCAGGACCATTATACTTCCGAGCAAAGCCTGCCCAGTCATGTTCCTTCAGATTTTTCAAGCAACTAGTGTTATTCATGTAGTAATACATGAGTTTTAGCTGACTTGCATGAGATTCTTGCATCTTTTTCACGAATTCGAAGACGTCTTTACAGCCACAATAGAGGTGATTGAAGCCCATAATCTGAAACATTCCCCAAGAAGCTGACTTCAAAGCACATTCTTCATCAATTTTCTTGGCAATTTCGAGTCTTTTGTACTCATGAGCTCCACCAAGATACTTAGATTTGTCCCATTTCGGGAAACAAATGGTAGGATAACTCTTTTGAGCAGCAACTGCCTTGTCCAAACCGAATTTGTTCTTGATTTCCTTGTACATAATGTGACCTTCAAACAGAATTTGAGGTCTACCATCTACTAGAAATCCATCTCTACCTGCTCCTTCAACCAGTTGTACTGCCTTTAAAAGAGCTGGCTCCAGTCCTAAATCATTGGCCAGAGCCACAATCATTTCATTAGTTAACTTATCCATAACGTTATATTTTAAAGTTCATTAAAGAAAAGAAAGTATTGCGTATACCTTATCTGGATGATAGTTAGGAGTTCTATTATCTTATATAAAATTTATAATAATATGGAAGAGAAACTCACATGTCACCTATGTAATTCACCATTAGATTTGGATGATTACGATTTAGCCAAAACAGTACCTCAGTTAATGAAGGAAAAACAACTTTGTTTTCAATGTGCTTTTTGGCATAGAATCCTTGAATCGGATAAAACCCTGATAGAGGATTCTAATTATGAAATGATTCCCTTGGTTACACCCTATTTTCAGCATTATGCCATTCACTTAAATAAGATTTGGTTAGAAGTTGCTACATTTAGAAGAGAGTCATTGGGCTCAACTAAGAAATATATTGCTGCAATGGTAAAAGATAAAGTATACATTGGTTCGTATAATAACTGGGGATTCCAGGGAATAATTCCGGCACACTTAAGAGAACTTTTTACTCCAAATGGTATAATCCTAACTCCAGAACAACTAGACGACTTACTTAACCGGAAATCCTTTACCGCAGCAGATTTAAAAATTCTTATGAATAATTGCAATAAATCAGAATAATTTTGTATATTTGCATAAACATTTTAATAATAAAGATATGAAAAAGAACAAAGAAACCAAAAAGCTAAAGGAGGGTGAAGAAGTCATTTTCTCTGATGGCAAAACCTTAATGGAGAAAGTAATCGTAGAATCTATCGATAAGAAAGGTGGATTTGCAGTACTGAGCAATAAAGTAAAAGTATCAAGAACTATTGGACCAGATGGGTTCTATACAAGGTTAGATGGTAAATCATCTAGGGTATTACCTTTAACGGGTAAATCCGAATTGGATTACCAAGCCTTCAAAGCTTACTTCTCTATTAAGAGAAACTTGGAATTTATAGAAGCCAAGATAAAAGATATGAAGGACAAAGAGTTCAGCGAACTAATCGTAGAATTAGATAAGAAGATATCCAAAATCGTAACAAAATACTTTGAACAATGATAACCTGGATAATCTTAGGCATTATATATGCCATATGTTTTATACCTGCATGGTTTATGACCAGAGTAATTACCTCATCCCACCCAATGAAAAGGGTGGGGTTCTTTTTTCTAACCATCTGGTTAATCATGCCTCTATTTCCGATATATTTACTAATCACATACTTTAAGAACTATGAACAGAGAAATAACAACGAAGAAGGTAGGTAGGCAAAAGAAGCTTACCAATCCATGCCCAGTAATTAAAGGAGAAGTACAGATAATGGTAGGAAGTCCAAAGTGTATTACCTGCCAATGGTTTGAAAGAAAATTAGAGAAGGATGGAAAAGCCTACGTACACTGCAATCGATTATAATTCCAAAGAGAATAAGGTAATCGAAGAAAGGATAAGAAATTACTATCTTCCAGTAAAGAATACATTTGAATATATGGAAGGCTTAATATACCCGATTCTCCAAGAGGATTATGTGCTGACCTAATTGATGTAAGCAGAACTATCAGTAGAGAATTTGCATTAGTCGAAGAAGTTTTCCTATGGAGACATGTAATTAAACCATGGTTCACCCCACAAAGGTTTAATATCGAGATAATATACTTTGGTTATTATAACCATAAGATTGCAAGGAGAGGGATTAGGAATTGAAGGTAGGATATGGTATAGAATGCCATTAGAAAACCTAGAAGGACATGAATACCTTCTAGGAACAGCATTCTGGTTTCCTGTATCTAAAGGATATAATGCTGAACGTATTAAAATACTAGAGTGTGCCCTGGAAGATTTAGAGAGAATTAAAAAGGAGGGAGAACCAAAGCTCCCTACTCTTACATTTGAAGAACCTATAATTTATTAGAGTATGGAAGATATAGATTTAGCAAAGCTTACCCAAAAGGAAGAGGCAATCCTTAGACTTACTGAGGAAATTTGGAATAGGTTTTTGGCATTACCTATCAATCATCCTATGGAAAAGGATGAGATGGCAATTAAGATACATGATATCCAGAGGATGATTATATCTGGGCCTGGATTTAGGATGAACCAAGAAATGTTTAGGCAATATGGTAACGGTAACTGTAATAAAGAATAGGCCTACAAAGAGGATTCTTAAATGCAAGGAGGGTAATAGGATTTGGTATCAACTTTGGTTGACCGAATTGGATATGATTTGCATTGAAAGGTTCTTTTATG